AACTGTAAATGATATTATAAAAGGAGGATTAGGAATAGATATGGATAACTTAACATGGGAAATGTATGCGATGAGTGTATTAATAGAAAAATGGTGGCCAGTAATGAATGACCATATAATGAGTAAAGAAGAAATGATTCAACTACGTAAAGAAGCTAAGGATGCAGGAATAGATATGGATGACTTATTAGATGCAATGATAGATAAACAAAGTAAGGAGATGGAATAGTATGATTAAAAGTACAAATGGAGATATTGTATTAGATGGTAGTGGTGAAGACTTATTATTAGAAGCAACAAGTATAGTAATAAGGGTAGTACAGGCATTAGTAGAGGAAGATTGTGTAGAACCAAATGACATACCTAAAATTATTACTAATATTACTCAACTACTTACTGTATATACACAAGATTTAATACCAAATAAAAGTACAAAATACAACTAAATAACAACCAAATAGGACAATTAATAATACATTAATTGTCCTTTTTTAATACAAATTAACCAATAAACCTATATAATTAAGTCCTAAATGAACTTTAATTGTACTAAAATAAGACATAAAATAGGAATTCTTACATTAATAATTGTTACTGATAACTAATATAAATTTGTGATAGGAGGATGGTCTTATGAAAAAAGTATTTGCTAAAAAATATATGGTAGTATTTCAAAGAGAGGAACATGATGAATTTGTAGTATATAATACAAAGAAAGAATGGGAAGATGGACATACACACATTCATAGTTACAAACAAGCAATGTATTTAGTTGATTGTATTATCAATAACAAGATACCAAAGAAGGTAAACAAGTACTTTTTAGTTAGCCTAGTAAGATTGAGTAATAGCAAGAAATATAGAGAGCAAATACAAAGGAGAATTGATGGGGAGGTAGAATTAAATCACTATCATAATACTCCGAAGAATTACAGAAAGTAGGTGATATAATGGCGAGAAAAGCAAAACTAACAGGAGATGAGATTGACCAATTATTCTTAGATTATTGTGCTAATATGACACATAAACAATTGTGTGAGAAGTGGAATATTAGTAACAGTACATTGAGTAAACTAATACATGGAGAAGGCTGGGCTGAGAAAAGAAAAGCAACAAAACAACTAGCATTAGATAAGTGCCAAGCAGTATATGTAGACGCTAATAAAGAATTAGTAGATAGATATTACCAAGCAGGATATAAGCTACTATGTCTTTGGGAACAATCAATGATAGATAACAGTAGTAGTATATTAGACAAAGAAGGAAAGATATCTCATTTTAAATTAGCTCAGGCAATACAGAATATGGTGGCCATAAAGACATTCTTAGATGAATGTACTGGTACTATTCCATTTAAAGAAGCTATGGAATTGAAGATGAAATACGAACAGATGGAACTTAAAAAAGCTATTGCAGGACTTGGTGGTGATGAGAGTGTACAAGATGACTTTGTAGCAATATTAGCTGATTCCTTAAAACGTATCAATGAAGGTGATGAATATGAGCAAGATTAATAAGGTAGTACCTTTTGGATGGAAACCATTTAGTGCAAAACAAATACAAGTACTATCATGGTGGCTAGACCCACGATATAAGAACAACACTGCATTGATATGTGATGGAGCAGTACGTAGTGGTAAGACAGTCTGTATGAGTTTCAGCTACATAAACTGGGCTACAGAGAGATATAATGGAATGAACTTTGCATTGTGTGGTAAGACAATAGCATCTTGTAGAAGAAACGTAGTTCAGCCATTAAAACAAATGTTAATGAGTAGAGGCTATATGGTACATGACAATAGAAGTGAGAACCTATTAACTATTAGCAGAACATGGAAAACTAAGCAAGGTAATATTAGAAAAGCAATAAACTACTTTTATATCTTTGGTGGAAAGGACGAAAGCTCCCAGGACTTAATACAAGGTATAACATTAGCAGGAGTATTCTTTGATGAAGTAGCATTAATGCCACAGTCTTTTGTCAATCAAGCGACTGCTCGTTGTTCAGTAACAGGAGCTAAGTTTTGGTTCAACTGCAACCCTGATAGTCCTTTCCACTGGTTTAATCAGGAATGGGTTCAAAAGAGTGCAGAGAGAAATGCATTACATATACATTTTACAATGGAAGATAATTTAAGTCTAAGTCAAGAAGTCATAGAGAGATATAAATCAATGTACAGTGGAGTATTCTACAAAAGATTTATATTAGGACTGTGGGTTATGGCAGATGGAGTAATATATCCAATGTTTGACCCTGATAGACACGCTAAAGTGTTGAGTCTTAATTGGACGAGAATATTTATTAGCGCTGACTTTGGTATTCAGAATGCTACTACTTTTGGAATATTTGGATACTATGCTCCTACAAAGAGATATCACCAAATAGCAAGTTACTATCATAATGGTAGAAAAGAAGGACAGAAAACTGTTGCTGAGTACGTGACAGATTTAATTGCATTTATACAAGAGAATAATGTAATGCCTGAATACATAACGATTGACCCGAGTGCTGCTCCACTGATAGTAGAAGTAAAGAAGAATAAGTTCTTCCAAAGACATAATATCAAAGTAGTACCAGCTAAGAATAATGTTGAGCTTGGAATACAACTGGTGAGTTATTTATTAAATCAAGATAAATTCACATTAGACCCTAGTTGTAAAAGTGATATAGAAGAATTTGGTTCATATTGTTGGGATGAAGACAAGTTGGACAAAGGCGTGGAAGAAATACTAAAGATGAATGACCATGCTATGGATAAAATACGTTATGCAGTAATGACAGACAGTATTAACTATAGAACATTAGATGATGCACTAAGAGTGCTTTCAGGGAAAGGTGCTATATATTAAAAGGAGGATGATGATAATGAGTTTGTATAACAGTATAGATAGAGCCTTAGTAGGATTATACAGTACAGATAGAAGATTTTTAGAAGAACTTCAACAAGTAAAAGCTTACTATGAATTCTATGAAGGTAGACCTGAACAATTAGAAGATGATTTAGAAGATGGAACTGGTCAACTATGGCCAGTAAAAGACAGAGATTATAGACCAACAAGAGAGATAAGAAACCTAACAAAGAAACTACTAAAGAAACAAGGAAGATTTATGACTAGTGTGCCCCCTACAATAGTAGTAAAGAGTGTGGATGGTACTGACCCTACACTAGTAGATGATAAGCGTATTGCATACGAAAAAATATTAGACGATGGAAAGTTTTGGAACAAATTTAGTAAAGCCTTTATGGATTGTGTTATAGGTAAACGTGTATTATTAGCATTGATGTTAGATGTAGATGACTATGGCAATCCAATAGACAATGCTCCTATCAAATTTAGATTTTATACAATGCCTGAGTTTTTATATGAGTATGACCCAAACGACTGTGACAAACTAATTAAAGTTCAGATAGCATATCAAGATGAGAGTACAGTGGGTAAACTACAAAACGAACAGAGATGGCATAAATGGATTTATGAGATGAGAGGCGAAGAATGTTGGTGTACTTATATGGTAGTAGATGGTACTAATACAATAGCCTATGCCGAAGTACCAAACATATTAAATAGTAGTATAGCAGGTGAGGAACAAGACGAGCAACAGATGCAACAAGTAGAAATACGTAGTGAATGGAATACTGGGTTGAGCTGTATACCATGTGCAGTCATATTTAATGATGGACTTACTGGCGATATTAGAGGACGTAGTGATGTAAAAGATTTAATGGATATGCAAGAAGACTATAATAAAACTGTCAGTGACTATAGAGACAGTTTAAGATTTGCAATGTTTGACCAAACTGCATTCATAGACGCTGATAGTGCCTCTATTGAAGGTATAGTAGTGGCACCAGGGTCAATATTAGATATTAAGACTGATACATCTTTAGGAATGGGTACTTCTAATGGCAGCTATAAACAAGCCACTATACAAAAGGTTGGTAGTGAGTTCACCTTCCAAGGAGCAGCCGATGCTTATCTTGAGAGATTGAAAAAAGATATGTATGAATGCATGGAACAACCATTACCTGAGTCATTAGTAAATGTAGCAAGTGGTAAAGCCCTACGTATGTTATATGATGACCTTATTACACGTTGCGAAGAAAAATGGGCAACATGGGATGAGGCGATTATATGGCTATTAAGATTAATTGAAGAAATAGTATTAAAGAGTGATTTATATCCAGAGGACCCAACTATTAAACAATCTATGCAATATAAAGTAAGTCTAGACCTTGACCATAACTATCCAATTCCAGATGATGAAGTTGATACTAAGACAATAGCAATCAAAGAAGTAGAAGCCAATGTACGTAGTAAACAAAGTTATATCAGAGAGTTTGGTTCTGCTGAGGAAGCTGATAAAGAGTTTGATGAAATCCTAGATGAGATGGATAAAGTCAACATGACACAAAATAGTATGGCCGATTTAAATGGCTCAATTAGTAAAAATGATTAATTTTCTATACTATATATGTAGATAAAAAAGTGTAGGAGGTTGATTGATATGAGTAAACAAGGTGGATGGACTAAAGGACGTAGAGGAGAAAAACAATTGAAGTTCAAATGTAAATGTGATAAATGTGGCAGAGAGTTTTATCCAAGAGAAAAAGAGTTGGCCATATTAAAAGGATGTATCATTATTAGAGGATTTGAATGTAGATGTGGAGCTCAATATGTAACAGTGGTAACTGACAATCAACTACGTAGAGAGATGGCACAACTACAAGATTTATTAGCTGAGTTCAAGAAGATACAATACACTAATAGATATGAAGTAAAAGAACAACTTAAAATACATGGATTTGTTCCTCAAGAGATACAAGATAGAGTAAATAAGAAGGAAAAAGATTATATGGACACAATAACAGAACTTAAAAGAGATATAGCTGAGAGAGGAAAAGTATTAAAAGAGAAATATAAAGGCTACATTAAGTAGCACTGAAGGGGGTTAATAAACCTCCTTTTTTTAATAGAATAAATTGTATAGGAGGTGGAGGTATGGCAAGAACAGAATTCAGTGGTGTTGGCAATACACAGAACTCAATTGACTATTTTAAAACTCTTAATGGTCAATTAAATAATAAACCAAGAGAGCTAACTAAAAAGCAACAACAACAGATAATACAAGTCTATAAAAAGGCTTATATGGATACAATTAATAGAGGAATTAAAAATGCCTATGGAGATGATAAGGCATTAAAGAATTTAACTGCTGCCTATAGTCAACAAATATATGATGAGTTACTAAAGGTAGTGATGAAATATAATAGCCAAGTTGCCTCAGATTTATCTGATATAAATAAACAGATGATGCAGCTATTAATGGGTGATGGATATCAACAGATTAAAGAACAAGTAGATAAATTAGTTGACATAGTTAATGCCGACACAGTAGAGCAATTAATACGAGGAAAAGTATATGAAGATGGAAAAGGACTTGATAAAAGACTATGGAAGTCAGTCAGTGCGAGCGGAGAGAAGATAGAAGACGCTGTAGCTAGTTGTATGGCAGAAGGTATGAGTGCTGCTGAGATGTCAGAGAACTTAAAACAATTTGCTATGGGTGGTCATCATACATGGAGTAGAAATAAGATAAGAGAAAAACTAGGTAGTGGTTATGCTAGAAAATATAGTGGTGGATTAGACTATGAGTCATTAAGATTAGCCCGAACTACAATAACACATCAATCTCAGATAGAGACAATCAATACTAGAAAAGTTAATCCATATATGGGAGGTGTAAAGTGGCATAGTAATCACGAAGCAGGTAGAACTTGTGATTTATGTAACGAGAGAGATGGTCATATATTTATAGTTGATAAAGATGATATACCACTTGACCATCCAAACGGAGCGTGTTGGCTAGAACCAGTATGGATGATAAATGGCAAAGAGGCAACACCTGAGGAGATTGCTAAAGATATGAGAGCATGGGCGAATGGCGAGAAGAATAGTGGTGCAATGGATAAAATACCTGAGTATAAAGGACTTGGAGGAACTAAGCAACCAGCTAAATCAATTAAGAAGACAATTAAGAAAGCAGTTAAACAACGTGGTATTTATACTGAGGAAGAGCGTGCAGCTAAGTATGTTGAGTTAAAACAAACACTACATACAGAATTAAAATCAAGAAATAAAAAATACACTGTAGATGGTGTATTAGATAGATTAAAACAAGCTCCTGAAGAAATACAAGATTTATATTTAACTGTAGGTAAGTTCAAACGTACTACTTCAAGTGGAGGTGCTTATTACTCACCAACAGATAAACAAATTCATATGTCTTTAAGTGATGACAAGAACCTAAGATTGAGATACTTTGAAGAAAAATATAGATATAATGTATTATTCCATGAGTGGGGACATTTAATAGATGACCAAGGAACAGCAGATGATTATAAAATGTATAGGTTCTCAGGAGGTAGTGAACCTATGTATTCTAAGATAACATTGAAGAACGCAATAAAACCTACTGGGTTAGCTCAAGCTTTTGAACGTGATATGAATAACTGGAAAGCTAAATGGGTAGAAGAAAAATTCCATGGTAAGAAGACATTAGATAATACTCCTGCTCCATTAGTTAATGGTAAGTTCGCTGACTTCTTACATACCAATGAAGTACATACAATAGCATTACAAGATGCAGCTAGAGGGATGTCGGCAGGAGCAGTGAAGACTAAATGGGGACATGATGCTAAGTACTATACAAGAAATCAAGATGGAAATATTAGTGCGTATGAGTCAGCTTGTATAGAAGTATCTAGTGAACTATGGGCTGAGATTAGTTCGAATATGACACAACCAGAGACTAGAAAATTCCTATATGAAAACTTCCCTGAGATGATGAAGTCATATGATAAAATAGTAAAAGATACATTAAAACAATTTAAAAAGTAGTTAGTAAATAGATGAGATTTACTATACTATATATGTAAGGAGTTGATAAGAAATGAGAGAAAAATTACAAAACTATTTAGACAAATTTGAAGAATACTTTCCATTAATGGAAGTAGAAGGACTTACTGAGCAAGAGATAATAGACATAATAGATAGATGTATTAATTCCAATAAAACTTATGGTGAAATATTTTATGCAGATGGTAAAAATAAAGATATAATAAAATAAGGAGGGATTTGTATGGTAATACCTGAGGAAGTAAGAGTTGGAAGTGTGTACTATAAAGTAGAATTAGTTGATAAACCAATAATAATGAATGGCAGACAGTGTTTGGGACTATGTGATAAATATCTTCATACGATACAACTAGACCCGTCATTACAAGATGACCAAAGTTTAATACAAACATTTTATCACGAACTAGCTCACGCGATGATGTTTGAGCGTGGCATAGACTTACAAGCATTAGGACTAAGTTATGATGACTTTGAGAGTGTTATAGATGGTATAGGGATAATGATGCATCAGGTATTACTAGATAATCCTGATTTAACACTAACACCTGAGGAGTTCGATGAGAAATATCCCGTAGAGGAGGAAGAAACTAAATAGATAATAAGACACTCAACATAACAGTTGAGTGTTTTTTATTGCTCAATTTTAGTTAATATTTTTCCAATGAATGTAATATATAAATACGACAAGAGGTTCTTGGATATCCTTTAAATCCTCGTATTAAGTATTAATAATGTTTTCTTTGTTTTCTCAAAACAATGTATATAATCGTCGATGGACGTTAAACTGGAGGTAAGTATGGCGAAAAGAAAATTAAGAGAATTTTTAGCAGGACTTGATAATGCAGCTGAGGTAGAATTAGCTATAACAAAAGCCCTAGAAGAACAGGGATGCAAAGTACTGATAGATGATGGTAAGGACAATAAATATGTACCTAAAAATCGCTTAGATTCTAAGATAGCGGAGTTAGCAGAGGCTAATGATGAGATAGAGTCCTTACAAAAGCAAGTGAAAAATCCTACTGAAGCTGAGAAACAAGTTAAAGCTTTAGAAGAAAAAATTGCCGGCATGGAAGCGACTGCTAAAAAAGAGAAATTAACAACTGCCATAAATAAAGAGTTAGCTGAGGCTAAACCTAAAGATGTAAACGACTTGATGAAATTCTTAGATATGGAAAAAGTCGTATTAAAAGATGATGGTACTGTTGAAGGATTAACAGACCAGTTAACTGCATTACAAAAGGACAAGGCCTATCTATTTGATAATGCAGAGCCACAACCACAACCCAATAAGGGTTTTTTAAATCTTGGTTCTCCTGGAAAGCCAAGTAACTTAAATGCTTTTGGTAGTAAAACTACACATGAAGGTGACTTTGGGTCACTATTAGGTAAACAATGTAACGAACAAGCTCAACAAATTGATAGTAATTATTTCTTTAATAATGATAAATAAATTTAGGAGGTGGCTTATATGCCAAAATTAAAAAGTAAGAAAATATTACCGCCAGAGAGACAATTTTTAGCATTTCCTGACCACTATGTTAACTTACCAGGTAAAATAGCTTTTGCAGAACTTGCTAAATTAGCAACTACTGACGTAGCTACTTATGGTGAAAAGAGTGGTAAAGTAATAGCAAGAGGTACTTTAGTTCATATGGATGAAGATGGAGTTGTTACAAAACCAACTTTTACTGCTGCCGCTGCTAAAGGAACAAAAGCTAATGCAGTATTATTCAACACAATAGACATAGAAGACTATGACGCAGTTACAGACCCATATGTTAATGCATCAATATTAGTACATGGATTTGTAAGAAAAGATAGATTATTAGGTGACAAAGATGCCATAGAATTTGGTGATTTGATTCACGTGGTAAATAAATAGGAGGTGTTTTTAAATGGCAAATGTAAATTTATTTGATTATATAAACGCAAAAGAAATAGCTGCATATGTAAAGGAAAACCCAATAAACAAAGAACCATACTTTGCTGAGACACTTTTCCCTTCAAGAACTAGTATGGGAACTGATATAAGTTGGTTAAAAGGAGCTAATGGACTTCCAGTAGCACTACAACCATCTGAATACGATGTTAAAGCACGTATGAGAGAAAAAGAAGGATTTGAAGCAGTTGCTACTGAAATGGCATTCTTTAGAGAAGCTATGAGAATTGGTGAAAAAGATAGACAACAATTAAATCTATTATTAGCTCACCCTGATAACACAGTGGCACTACCACTTATAAGAAAAATATTTGATGAAGCTGCTAGATTAATAGAAGGTGCTAGAGTTCAAGCAGAAATTATGCGTTGTCAACTAATGGTTGACGGTAAAATAGATGTTGCTAGTGCAGATGGTAGAGCACGTTATGTATATGATTATGGTATGACAAACTTATACAAAGCTGTCAGAGATGCATGGTTACCAGCTAGTAAAACTACAGCTGACCCAGTTAGAGACTTAATTGATATCTGTGATGATATGGAATTAAAAACTGGTGTAAGACCTTCTAGAGCAGTGATGAATAGAAACACATTTTTAAATATGATAAATTGTGATACAGTTCAAAAGATGATGTATCCAGATGATTCTACAATGCACTACTTTGTTAGTGAACAACAAAAGAAATCATTTATAGAACAAGTAACTGGAATATCAATTTATGTATATAGTAAAAAATTCGGTAAACTAGACCATGGAACAGGTTTAGCACACGCTACAGAACAAGTAACATTAATACCTGATAATAAAGTTGTATTAATGCCAAGTGGTAACTTAGGTAATACTGTATATGGTACTACTCCTGAAGCATCTGACTTAATGTCAGGAACAGATGCTCAAGTGGCACAAGCTGCTTATGGTACTACTGTTACTACATTCAAAGAAAAACATCCAGTGCAAGTTGTAACTGTTGTATCATGTGTTATGATACCTTCTTTTGAAGCAATAGATAATTGTGCAGTAATAGACGTAGCTGCAAAAGGAGAAATAGGCGCATAATTAAATAGCTCATTGTATTCCCTTATATATACAGAGTAGGCAAGGCTAACAATACAGCTTAGCCTACTCAATTTTTTTATAGGAGGTGGGTTGCGTGGTAAATATTGACCAACTAAAAGTCTTGATAATGGAAGACCAATATCCTACATTTACAGATGAACAACTAATGGCAATGGCGGTTATGTATGATAATATATATCAATTGGCCTATATATGTTGTTTAGCTAAAGCGAGTGCAGATGAAATCACAATTGGTGCCATAACAATAAAGAACAGTGCTGATATGTGGAACAATATGGCCAAGATGTTTTTAGACCAATACAACAAAGACATAAACGGCGGAAAAGCGACCTCCATAACTGGAAAGGTGCCACGTAGAGTAGATGAGCAATAGACAAACAATACAGGCTGGAGTAATTAAGAAGGTACAGAGTGCCATAAATAATTATGGTTATAAAGTACCAATATATAGGGATATATATGAAGTGGATGCAATGGGATGTAAAGTATTAAAAGAAGAAATGGTTCATGTACAAGATTTACAATGTGTAATAGATAACAGTTCCAGTGGCAGAAGTAAAAGTATAACTAATAATGACCAAGGTATTATAAAAGGTTATTCATATGCTACACTATATGCTACATATGTAAAAGATTTTCCATTACAGGAAGATGATTTTATAGTTTATGAAAATGCTTATTACAAAGTACTGGAGATAATAGATGTAGTGCATTATAATCTATTATACCAAGTTTCATTGGAAAGGGTTGATTTAGATGGCTAATACAATAACATTCGATACTAAAGAATTTAATGACAAAATAAAAAACTTTGATAAAACAATGCAGGCTGAGTTAAAGGTAGTAGGTAGTACCATTAGTAAGAATATGCAGACATATGCGAAAGCTAATCACCCTTGGACAAATAGAACTAAGACAGCACAAAATAAATTGAAAGGTGAATATAAAGTAACTGAGAACGACTTAGATATTAGTATTAAGCATGGTGTTTACTATGGTTACTACTTAGAGACACGAGCTGACTTTGATGGTAAGTACAAAATATTAGAAGAAGCAAGAGACAGTGAAGTAGATAATTTTAAAGGCATGATACGCAACTTGTTTTAAAGGAGGGTTAAAAATTGAGCGCACGACTTAATATATATAATGTAGTAAAAGACGTGTTGAGAACAGTGCCAGTACATGACCGTCCTGCACGTATCACAGAAGATACTGCAATAATAATGAGAACAAGCGCTAACCAAAGTTTTGATAATACCCTTTGTGGATGGGATAACTGGATTATATATATCTATACTCCACATAGCCCTCTACAACTAGATACGTTGAGAAACAAAGTTAGGAAAGCGTTATATGTAGCTGGTATTGAAATCACGCACGACATGAGCGATGATATGTATGACCAAGATTTAAGATGTTATGTGTGTTCTATAACTTGTAGAACGCCAGTAATTTTTAATTATAATGATAATGAATAGGAGGAAAATAAAATGGCTATATTGTACAATATTAAAAAGGCAATAATAACTGAACTTGACCCAACTACAGGGGCAGCTAAAACTGGAGGAGTTGTGGCTCATATAAAAACTGCTCAAAAGGCAGAATTGGAACCGGTGCTTAGCGAAGGTGAAGAAGATATATTAAGAAATGATGTTAGTATCTTAGCAGTTGTTAGAACAGACGATTTAATCTATGGATACGATATAAAACTTACAGACAACCAATTTGATGATACAATGGCAGGACTTGTAGCTGGATATAAAGTAGAGGAAGGTGATACAACTGGCACTAAAAAACTATCAACTCCAATGATGAGTGAAGGGAACGTGGCAAAACCATTTAAACTAGACTTATATGTTGCTAACTATAGCGGAGACTCAATTGTTAACTACGCTAAAGTAACATTGAATAAATGTACAGGAAAATTCCCTACAATGACTGTAGGAGATGGATTCTTTGCTCCTGAGTTTGAAATAAAAGCTAGAGAAAACACAAAAGCAAAACTACCAATAAAAGAAATAACTTTTGTTGATGAGTTACCTGCTGACCCTGCTGCAAAATAATATAAGTATATAGGAGGAGAATACAATGAGTGAGTTAAAAGTAATAAGTGCGAGAGAATTTAGAAAAAAAGCAACTAGAATAATAGAAATAGATGGATTTGAACCTGGTGAGAAAATAGCAGTAAGAATTAAACCAGCTAGTCTATTAAATCTTTTGATGAGTGGAAAACTTCCAAATAATCTTTTAGGAACAGTAAATGATTTATTTGAACAAACTAACAAAGGTACATCAATGGAATTATTTGAACAAGATGAGAATAAAATAAAAGATATAATGGAAATAATAGATTTAGTGTGTGAACAAAGCTTAGTGGAACCTACGTTTGAAGAAATTAAAGATGTAATAACAGATACTCAGAAAATGCAAATAATGGCCGAGGCACAAGGAAATGTAAATGCTGCCATACCCTCTATTCGAAAGTAGAAGAATACTAAATGTTATTTCTACTGCTAAGACCTTTGGATGTAGACCTAGTGACTTATTAGGTATAGATGAAGATGATGTGTATGGTCGTTATTGTATAGATGAGGCAGCTACATATCTATACAATATGATGCAACCTGACAAAGAAGGCAAAACTAAAAAACCAATATTTAGAGAAGATATAATTGAAAGTAAAACTAAAAATCCTGGTTTAGATTTACTGATGAGCTAATAAAATAAACAGTAGGACGAAGGTTCTACTGTTTTTTAATTATATGAAGGTGGTGAATAATATGGCTGGTGTAGATTTAGGGAGCATTGTTGCTCACCTAAAATTGGAAATGAGTGATTTTAATAGTAATCTAAATAGAGCAGTTGAGCAAGTAAATCAGACACAAAGTAGCTTTAGTGGCTTAAAGGCTACTGGGGAAAGTTTGTCAAGTGTAGGTACTGCTCTTACAGCAGGAGTAACTGCTCCAGTAATGGCCTTAGGAGCAAGTGTTGTTAAAACTCAGATGACATTCGAGCATTCAATGTCAAAAGTAAAAGCATTATCAGGAGCTACTGGTAGTGACTTAAAATTATTGGAAGATACTGCAAAACAGATGGGTGCATCCACAGTTTTTAGTGCAAGTGAGGCAGCCGATGCGTTAGGATATATGGCACTGGCGGGTTGGGATGCTCAACAATCGGCAGCAGGTTTACCTGGAGTACTGAACTTGGCGGCAGCGTCTGGAATGGATTTAGCACAAGCATCCGACTTGGTAACTGATTACCTAACTGCGTTCGGATTAGAGGCTGACCAAGCTGGACGTATGGCAGACGTACTATCTTATGCACAAGCTAACTCAAATACAACAACAGAAATGTTAGGTGAAGCGTTCAAGAACTGTGCAGTTAATGCTCACAACGCAGGTATGAGTTTGGAAGAAACTACTGCAATACTTAGTAAATTTGCAGATGCAGGTCTTAAAGGTAGTGAAGGTGGTACTGCCTTAAATGCAATCATAAGAGATATGACTCAAAAGATGAAGAATGGAGCAATACAAATAGGTAATACATCTGTAAAAGTTCAAGATGCTAATGGTAACTTTAGAAGTATGACTGATATTATACGAGATGTAGATAAGGCAACAGAAGGTATGGGAGATGCTCAGAAGACGGCAGCACTTATGACAACATTTACTGCTGACTCAATAAAAGGTATGGGTATCTTATGTAATACAGGAGCAGACAGTATTGATAACTTTACAAAGGAACTAGAAAAAAGTAACGGTACTGCAAAGAAAATGTCTGATATGATGAACTCAGATTTATCAGGCGCTTTAAAGCAATTGAGTAGTGCGTGGGAGGCAGTACAACTTGATATTGGGAATACTACAGGTCCATTATCATTAGTTGTAGGTATGCTTACAAAATTACTTCAATCCTTCTTAAACTTACCAGGACCTATCAAACAAGTTATAGTATCACTTGCGCTATTACTTGCAGCCGTAGGCCCTATATTACTTGTTATAGGTAAAGGTATTCAGGTATTCTTAAAAATGAAGCAGGCAATAGGAATATTAAAAGCAGCATTCGGTGTAGCACGAACATCCTTTTTAATATTTAAATCAGTTATAATGGATACAATTGTACCAGTAATAGTTGATACTGTAATACCCGCCTTACAAAGTCTATGGGGAGTATTATTAGCTAATCCAATTGTATTAGTTGTGGCAGCCATAGCGGCTCTTGTAGCTGCTTTTATTTGGGCATGGAATAATATTGATGGATTCAAAGAGTTTTGGATTAATCTTTGGGAGAATATAAAAACTGTAGCAAGTAATGCGATAGATTCACTGAAAAACTTCTTTACTCAAACTGTGCCTGAAATGATAAGTAATATAGGAAATTGGTTCAGTAACTTACCTGAAACTATTTGGTATTGGCTATGTTTTGCAGTAGCTTATGCAGTATTATGGGTTGGACAGATGGCTCAAAAGGCCTATGAAGCAGGTAGTAAATTTGTACAAAATGTCATTACATTTATTCAACAATTACCTGGTAAAGTATGGACATGGCTAGTAAATACTATTAGTCGTGTTGGAAGTTGGATAGTTCAAATGGCAAGTAGAGCTCAACAAGCAGGTAGTAGATTCTTAAATGGTGTAAGTACATTCATACAACAATTACCAGGGCGTGTATGGTCTTTCCTAGTATCAACAATTTCAAGAGTAATATCTTTTGCGGCAAGTTTTGCTCAAAAGGGTAGAGAAGCTGCACAGAGATTCAAAGATAATATCATAAATGGTATTAGTAGTTTACCTGGAAGAATGGTGACTATAGGAAGTAATATCATACATGGTATTATTACTGGTATTACTAATGCGGCTGGTAATTTATTTAGCACGATGCAAAATATAGCAAGTAGAGCTTTAAATGCAGCAAAAGACGCTTTGGGTATTCATTCTCCATCAACAGTATTTAGAGACATGGTAGGGAAAATGATTCCTGCCGGTGTAACTGTTGGTATTGAGGCGAATGCAGGTAAAACTATAAAAGCTATTAAAGATTATGCTAGTAGTCTAGTAGAGACTATAGACACAAATAAATTCTTAGGAAAAGTTAATATGAGTACAGCAGGTATTAATATAAATAGTGAAAACACAGTGGATAGTAATTTATTGTATGCGATAAAAGGCATGGCACAGGCAATGCAAGATAGTAAGCAAGAATTCGACTATAAAGAAATGGGAAAAGAATATAAAAAGGCATTACAAGATACTAATACTTCAATACTTATGGACAAAGTAGTGGTAGGACAAAAGGTGGCTAAGTCAGTACAAGAAACAAATGACTACTACAATGACCAAAAGGAAAGATTTAGAGGTGAGAGAGATTATGTATAATTATTTTAATTTTAATGGAACTCAGATAAATGATTTAGCAATAGTAACTAGTATAGAGAAACCATATATACCTGAAAAATCTATTGATACTATTAATGTATCTAGTAGAGACGGTGAGATATTTGACGGGGCCAAATATGACCCTGTCTCTATTCCTATCTCACTCGCAATAATAGGTGATACTGAGGAAGAATATAAGACTCGTGTTCAATGTCTTCATGATATTCTTAGTACAAAACAAGAAGTTCCAATAAAGTTTTGTGAGAATATCACCATATATGGAATGTTAAAAGGAGCACTTAAAGTAAAGAAAAAGAATAGTATGAGTGGGTACGCTGACATAGAACTAATATGTCATACACCATATAGTTACAGTGATAATGTACAGGCATACAATGCCGAAGATGGTCAACAGACTGTGGTAGTTGAGAACAATGGTGAGTTAGCGACTCTACCATATGTAAGTATAGGCTTTGGAGCAGACGCTCATTTTGCTCAACTTCAAAATAATAAGACTGGAGAAAAAATATTGGTAGGAGATTATCCACAACTACAATTGAGTACCACAAAGAAGGAACAAACTCTTATATTACATGACCCTTGCACCAGTGTAGGTACATTGATTCAAAGCGGAGCAAATATTAATGCAGGTCGAGGTACTGGTGGTTCCTTTACTATTTCATCTGGAGGTGAAAGTTTTATTCTTAGTGAATTGGGTAATAGCACTGAGAAAATAAAAGGAGCGTGCGCACGTATTGCGTTGAGTAAAAATATTGATGATTTTAAAGTAATGGTGAGAATGCAATGTAGGTCAAGTGGTAAGAATGGAGACCCTAACAATGTTTTAAGTGAACAAGAGAAGGTCAAAGAAACTGTAGTGGAAGGTGGTAAAGTTACTTATTATGAAGTAACTGCCAACGGAGTTAATTACAGAACTCAGCCAAGTACAAAAGGAAAATCTCAAGGGATTATTCCAAAAGGCACTAAATTAACAGATGTAACAATTCAGAATGGATGGGCGAAGATAAAATACAAAACTAAAACCTATTATGTATCAGCAAAATATATAAAGAAACAAGTAAAAGACAATTCTAAAAGTACTGTAAAGGAATTCACAGTAGCTAATATGTGGTTAACTCCAAGTAAAACACTAACAGGTGGTAGTTGTGTAGTATATACAAAACCTAACCCAAGCAGTAAAGTAGAATGTACTATACCGTATGGCACAAAACTTAGAATAATACAAAGAACATATACATATAAACCAAAAGATTCTAATAGTGCCTCTCAGACAATAACTTACTATAGAATATATAAACCTTGGAAAGATAAAAATGGTAAGAAACATACTGGTTATATAAATGTAGACAATCTTAAAGGGGCGGCAGCAATGGATAATAGTGTTGATTATAGTGATGACCCTGCATACGCAGACCATAAGACAGGAATAGCTGAGGTATATGGATTCGATATAAACGGTACTCAGATATTCAGATTATATTTAGGTGATATTAATCAATATTTTGAGTATAACCAAGCAGAGGTAAGTGTTAGTAAAAAATCTATATTGATAACAAGTAATGATACGCCAAAGGAAAAAACTGACCAAACTGTTGATAATAATGGTAAAATTGTTACTAATCATTATATGAGTGGTAAACATGGTAGTTGGAATGATGCCAATGCTTACTTTACATTAACTAGAAAGAAAACTGGTAAATACTACGTATATAGTGCTCAAGTACAAAAGAATGATGATGGAACATTTACTCAGTCTGTATCGGCAAACAATAAACGTAGTAGTGAGTACTCTACAGAACCATTAAGTTACTTAGCGATATACATTGGAACTATGGCAGATAAATTAGAAAATGCTTGTGGAGTAGGTATTAGTGATATAAAAGTATATGAATTGAATCCTGAGAGTGAAGAAATTTCTAATATAAAATACTTTGAGTCTGGAGATAAATTAGACTTGGATTTTGAGAATGGTGATTGTTATTTAAACAATGAGTTGAGAAATGATTTAGTAGATATTGGTAGTTCATATTTTACTGTAGATGAAGGTGAAACAACATTACAAGTAGTTAGCGATGATACATCTGCAAGTCTAGGTGTATTAATAAGAGAAAAATGGTTAGGAGTAGTAGATGAAGATAGAAGTACTCCAGCTGAGAATTTAAATTTAACTAGTGAATAGGAGGTATTTAAATGATTAAAAACTTATATATATTTGACAATACGAAAAAACTATTAAAACTAATAAATACCACAAATACCAATAACATAAAAGTATATGATGACACTTATACTAGTGAACTTATAACGGGGGCAGAGACTTATACTGCCTCCTTTAAAGTAAGTTATCAAGACCAACCAATATTTTTAGAAGGTAACTATATTGGATTTTATTGGCAAGATAACTTTAAACTTATGCAGATTAAGAAAACCACTAGTATTGAACACATAGATGATGTGACTATTACAGTTTATGCAGAGTTTATTGGTATTGAATTGTATAATAGTTATGTGGATAAATTTGTGGCAGACGGAAATGCAACAAAGTTACTAGAAACTATATTAATGGACACTAACTATAAAGTTGGTTATGTAAGTCCTTCATTAGATGAGGAAGCCTTTAGAGTAGAGACTACAGAAGTTACTAGTGTATATTCAGTCATACAGAATACGACTTCAATATTATATGAATGTGAATGGCAATTTAGAACAGTTCCAGTAGACATAAAAAGAGGTAAATTTAACTTCTTTGTAGACTGCTTTGCGAATGGTGAGAGAGGAACTAAAAGATACAAAAGATTTGAGAGTGACAGAAATAGTTATGGTATGAAACGTACTGGAGATATTACAAACTTTTGTAGCGGTATTATTCCAGTAGGTAAAAATGGACTTACTATTAGTGATGTAAAATGGGAAAAAGAACAAGGCGACCCAACCGACAAACCACTTGGTCAGAACTATATATTTGATGAGAAAGCGCATGAGATGTTGAATAATGGTGGTAAATATGTATTGATGAAATATAAAAGTGATGCAGACGATATATATACATTAATTCATGAAGGGTATGCAAAATTAAAAGAACTGAATAAAACTAAATTCAGTTATGAGATACCAGTATATATGACTGAGCAAGATTATGAAGAAATTGATATTGGTGATACTAACTATGTTGTCAGTAGAAAATTTAATCCTCCAGTTCAGTTAGAAGCACGTATTACTAAATTTGAAATCAGTTTTACAGATAGAACTAAAAATAGTATAACTTTAGGTAACTACAAACAAATACGTAGTAAGATGAAGTCTCTTAATAAAGATGACATAGTTAATGATGTCATTGATATTATTAAGAAACACGGAAAATTGACTGCTAGTGATTTACTTGCTATTAGAAATTATCTAAATCAACTAGGCATTGATAAAAAATTAATAGACAAACTTATTAAACAATATACAGACAAAGTAGTGCCAGACCCTATAAAACCTGGTGATGACTCAGACAAAATAAGTGAAGATACGGAAGACTATAGAAGTATTAACATAAAGAAAATAGATAATGGACTTTGGATAGGAGATAGTAGAATTCATGACTGTATTAAATATAAATGTGGAGAAATAAAAGGTAAAACTCCTACTACTCAGCCAAAACCCGATAAAAAAGAAGATAGTAGTAAAACTGCAAAACAATATAAAGCAGCAGTAGATTATTATGCAGGATTTGGACTTGGTAAGTGGAGTGATAAATATAGCGATGTTAGAAATATGAGAAGTAAATCTAATCACTGGAAAATATATGCTCCAGTTGAGTATTATAGTAAGAAATTTGGACTTGACCCTCAACTAGTTTATGCTATGATATACGCTGAGTCTAGTGCTAATCCATATGATGCTACAAAAGACTCAACTGGTGGTTATGGACTTATGCAATGTGAGAGAGGTACTTATTTCAATAAGAAAATGAAAATAAAATACTTAGATGGTAAAGTTGAGTATTTTACTCCATCTTATTCTAATATGAAGCCTAAATCTTGTGGAACTAAAAGAATAAACGGTGTAACAGTAGACAAAGCTATATGTAATCAAATAATGGTTGGATGTAATGAGATGAGAGCAAGACTTGAAGACTATCATTTTAATATATTTGCAGCTTTGTGTGGTTATAACTTTGGTATAGGTGGTTTTCAATGGGTAGTGATGCACTATATTAAAGATAGATATAAACTAAATATAGTTGTAACTAATAACGGAAGAAGTGCATTACTGTATAAACAATCAGCCTCAGTTAAAAAGAAATACTGGGAAGTAATAGACACAATGCAGGCACCATGGAAAAATTATAGAAAAAAATATAAACAAGTTACTGGGTGGGGTACTCCTACTAATATAGAAAGTTATTTAAGATGGTACAAAGTAGTAGATGGTCAATTACCATACTGTATTGATAATAAAGGTAAAAAACGAGGGTATGGAGCAATAAAACCAGGTACATCAAATAAAAGTGCAGAAGCTACTGCTGTATCAACTGAGTCTGCTATGTCTAGAGCAGCCAGTGTTAAAAATGCTCCTACATGGAAAATAGAAGGTAACACAACTAATAAAAAAGGAGTAGCTGAGAATGTAAGGAAAAAAATAGTCAATAAAGCTAAGGAAATTTGTGAATTACATCAAAAGTATAAAAAAGCTACTTATTATGGTGGAGCTTGTATATATGATGATAGTAAAAGATTTAGAGTTAGTGGAACTATACATGGTATTAAAAACCCTTACTGCTACGTATGTAGTTCTCTTAGTAGTTGTGCTTACTTATATGCTGGACTTAGAAGTGTAACTGCCAAATACGGTGGTGCCAACTGTAACTATGGTACTTTAGTAAAGAATGCTACAAAATATAGTGGATATACCCTAAAGAAATTAACAAGCACAACAATTAGTGAATTATTACCTGGGGACTTAATAATGTTAAGTAATGCCACAGTTCCTTCGAATGTAACTGCCGCTTGGGCATCAAAACCTGGTGGAGCCAGTAAATATGCCACTGCTGGTACTCATCACGTAGTTGTATATTGTGGTAAAGTAAATGGGAAACGTATGATAGCTCATGCAAGTGGAGGTCATAAATGGCCAAGAGCAATAAGATATGAAGACATGAGCATAACATATAGTTCAAGAGGTAGTATGTCACATTGGTATACACACGGTATAATACTTAGACCTTGGGATTTAGCGAGAGCAGACAAAGAGGCGAAAGTGAAAAACCAATCATCTACAAAACCAACTCCTCCAAAAGACATAGTAGATGATGACGATGGAACAACATATGAAGTTACTTATAAAGGACTTAATAGTGCAGCTCCTAAAGACTTTGTAGAGAATGGAAAACTTATTACTAATATTACTGTCAATGGAGTTACTGATAAAACACCGTATCCTAAGACTGTCAGTCATGTCATGTTAGCTTTCGGAGTTCCTGCACTTGGGGATAATGTTGATAACGTTGTGGAAGACTATCAATCTCTTATAAAAGCACTATTGAAGAAATATCCAAAGAAACCTATATTTGTATGTGAAGAACCACGTTTGAGAAGTTCTCAATCAGGTAACTATGAAAAAATGAATGCAGCAATAGATTCTCTTAATAATATGATGTTAGACTACTGCAATAAAACAAGATACGTTATATTCTTGAGAAAACCAAAAGATATGTGCGATGCGACAGATAAACATTATTGGCTTAGCAGTTTAACTACTGACGGCTATAGAATGAAAGACAAAGCCAGTACGCAAACTTATTATAAGGAATATAAAAAGAAAATATTATACTTTGGTGAAGGAGCAGAATGGGAGAGCGACAGTGTCACAAGTAATAAAATGTTAGATAGTCAACGTGTATATACTTACAATAAACCATTAACAAAATTACAATTTAGGGTACCAGCAACTTCATCAACAAACTATAATGATAGTTACTATGCACGTATTGTTTTCACTGCTGCAAAAGGTTTTAAACTAATACAACCTGACACAGTCTACCTAGAAGGTGTGGACTGTAAGAATGGAGTACTATTACCTAAAGTAGGTACTACTTATATTGTATCCATATACTATAATCCTGATACTACAATTAGTGATAAAGCATACCTTGGAAGTGTTGGAGCTAAGAAAAAAGGTAGTAATTATGCACAGCCTCTTTTTAAATATTCCTCAGACCTAGTTAAAATAGCTGATAGTTATTATAAAAATAATAGTAAGTTCAGTTATAATAGTACAACTCCTTGTGACTTTAAAAACCCAGCCGAAAATATTGCTAAATGGAAAGTAAATGGGAAATATCAGATAGATGATAGTTGTTTTCTTAATTATGTATTAACTGGTTGGACTTATGAAAAATCACCATATGGAAATGAGGAAAAAGCTGATAATAATAGGAATAATAGTATGAGCTGGGCGATTCCAAGTACTAGAAATGAAGCAAACATAGGTAAATACTTTGTACAGAAAAACTGGGTAGTAGATGTGGCAGACTTAGAAACATTTAAGAATTTAGCAATTGGAGATATTATATTTATGGACGCTGACAGTAAGAATAATGGTGAGTTTATGGCGATATCTCATACAGCTATAGTAGTTGAAAAAGACAAAGATGGTGATTATGTGGCACTTGAATGTACAAATGGATTGACAAACGGTGTATTCAGAAAAGTAAAAGTAAAAAGTTTATCAAGTAAAAATATATTATTTGTTGGTAGATTTATGATTGGATAGGAGGGATTTACATGATGGATGATGGACGAGAACACGTTGATAGACCGATATATGATGATGACGGTGAGATGATTATATGGCCAACATTAGATGATGATATGGAAGAATTTGCAGAGGAATCAGAAGTAGCTACTGTAGCTGCTTCTGACGATACTACAGAAGATGATACGTATTATGAAGTACCTGACACTGTAGAAGATGACCAAGATAGAATTGATGTACAAGTTGAGGGTATCGAAGATGAAGAATGTGAGGACGCTAAGATAGGAGATATTCAACAGGCTGGAGAAGATTATAACGAGGCCATGGATAGAATTGTCTCTGTATTAATGCAGGCATTAAGTACAGAAGAAATGACAGAGGAGATGAGTGCAGAACTACAAGACGCTACTAACAATATGGAAACTGCCAAACAAACAATAACAGATTTATGTGGTGACCCTGATACAAAAGTATTACAAACTGACCCTGATACGAAAATTCCTCAAAACTTACAAGAACTATTAGAAACACTTACAAAAGATGGAAAGGCTCCATGGCTATATATAGATGATGAAGGTAATCTATTATTAGACGGAGAAAGCGTTCCAAAATTAAAAGTAGTTGAGTTAGAGGCACAAAAGATAAAAGCAGATTATGGAGAATTCAAAGACCTTACAACAAATAACTTTACAGCTATAAATGCCAAAATTGACAACTTAAAAGTCGGTGATTTAGATGCCATTAATGCAACTATAACAAATTTAAAAGCTACAGTGGCAGAAATACAGACATTAGTTGGTGGTCATCTTACTATGGACAATATACAATCATTAAACCTTACTGCTGGTAAAGTTACTATAGCAGACGCACTTATAAAAGATGCCATGATAGATACTGTAAGCGCGAATAAAATCAATACTGGTACAATTAATACTAACAATGTAAATATTCAGAGTGATGATGGCTCTATGTTATTACAAGGTAATCTTCAACAATTTAAAGATAGCAAAGGTAATGTACGTATTCAAATAGGAAAAGATGCTAAAGGTAATTTTACTTTTGTATTATATGATGAAACTGGTAAAGGTCAACTTATTAATCAGAATGGTATTCAATCAAGTGACGCCATAAAAGATGGATTAATAGTTGATAGCAAAGTAGCAGATAATGCCAATATAAGTGGTAGTAAATTGGATATTAGTAGTGTTATCAGTAGTATCAATAATAACACTAATACTATAAAAGCAAGTCAGATAAAATTTAATGATACTGACCAAACATTGGATGTATCATTTAACCAACTTAAGAAGACAGTTGATACTATAAAAGATGTTACTATCGGTGGAGATTTAAGTAGTGTTATTGAGCAGGTATCTACCAATACAACTAATATAAGTATAGCACAAGGACAAATTAGTCAATTAATCAGTAATACAACTATCACTAAGACAGACGGAACTGTTACTCAACTAAAAGATGAATATAATAGCACTGTAGATACTGTAAATAAACATACAACTGCAATAGGAAAATTAGAAACTAGTTTTAACGGAACATTGACAAAGACTGTATCTCAGTACTATGTATCTACAAGTAATACTACTCAAACTGGAGGTAGTTGGATAGAAACTACTCCTGAATGGGAAAGTGGAAAATATATATGGCAAAGAATAAAATACACTCAAGGTGATGGTAGTGTAACATACTCAACACCAGTATGTATTCAAGGCGCTAAGGGAGATAAAGGAGATAAAGGTGAACAAGGCTCACAAGGTATTCAAGGACCACAAGGTGAGCAAGGTATTCAAGGGCCACAAGGTGAACAGGGTCCACAAGGACTACAAGGTTTACAAGGTGAACAAGGTGAGCAAGGTATCCCTGGAACACCAGGAAAAGATGGTACACCTGGTAAAGATGGAGCGCCAGGAACACCAGGTAAAGACGGTAAGACAACATATTTCCATATAAAATATAGTGCCAATGCGAACGGTAATCCAATGAGTGAAACTCCAAGTACTTATATAGGTACATATGTTGATTATAATCCAACTGATAGCACTGATTATAAAGCTTATACATGGAGTAGATTTGAAGGTCAACAAGGTGAACAAGGTATACCCGGAACTAATGGTACAGACGGTAAAACTTATTATCTACACATAAAATATAGTGATGATGGAGGTAAAACTTTTACATCAAACAAAGGTGAAACTCCTGGAGCTTATATAGGAGTTTATACTGATACAAACAATAAAGATAGTGAGTCTGTTACTACGTACACATGGAGTAAGATAAAAGGTGAGCAAGGAGCAAAAGGTGATAAGGGTGACCAAGGTTTACAAGGTGTGCCGGGAACTCCAGGAGAAGATGGTAAGACTTACTATACATGGATTAAATATGCGGATGATATCAAAGGAACTGGTATTAGTAATGACCCTACAGGTAAAACTTATATAGGATTTGCTTATAACAAAACAACATCTACTGAGAGCAATACTCCTACTGATTATACATGGAGTTTAATTAAAGGTGATAAAGGTGATACTGGTGTAAAAGGTGAGAATGGTAAAGATGGTAAAACTTATTATACTTGGATAAAATATAGTGATAATGCAGACGGAACAGGTTTATATGATACTCCAAAAGATACAACAAAATATATAGGTATTGCTATTAATAAAACAACATCTACTGAGAGTACAAATAAAACTGACTACACATGGAGTAAGTTTAAAGGTGATAATGGTAAACCTGGTGATAAGGGACAATCATTAACTAACTCAACTCCACAATGGTATCTATCTACTAGTAACACAACACAAACTGGCGGTAGTTGGGTTGAGAGTATGCCTGCTGTAACAGAAAATAAATACTTATGGTTAAGATATAAATTAGTATGGCAAAATCCTACATCAACTACTTATACAACTCCAACATTAGAACAAGTGGCAGAACAAGTAAAAGTAGTAACTAGTAAACAAGCAAAATTGGAACAATCATTAGATGGATTCAAGATGACAGTAAGTGATACTTATGCAACAAAAGAAGGATTAAACGAGGTTAAGGAATCAATTCAAAATAAAGATGGATATACTATAATACTTAGTAAAGAGTGTATAGTAACAACTTGTGAATAAATGGAGGTGTTTATATGGCAACAATAACTGTATCAAGTAATCCCAGTACATCTGGAGATACTTTGACCGTGAATTTTACAACCGATGTTACTAATATCTCCGACATTCTACTTAGTAAAGATGGAGGTAGTACTTATATAAGTGCCACTTCCTTTACTAAGTCTAGTGCCGTTTTCAATATTAGTAACTGGGATAATGGAACTTATAGTAATTGTAAGTTAAAATGTGTATATACTGAGAGTGGAGGAGGAACTACCGATACATACTACACTATAACATACACTTTAAATCAGGCAACAAGTAGTAACTCAACTAAATCTATTAAAAAAGGGTCTAGTTATTCCACTATTGTTGCTGCAAATGAAGGTTATAATATAAAAAGCATTAAGGTTGTGATGGGTGGAACTGATATTAGTAATACTGCTATTAAAGGAAGTAATATTAGTATTCCAAATGTTACAGGTAATATTACTATTACTGTTACAACACAAGAAAAAGCTGAAACATTAACTATAAGTAATATATCAAATATAACACAAACCGAAAAAACAGAATTTTATATTGAATATGATACGAATATTGCAGTAGCAAAACATGAGGTATCATGGGATGGAGGACATACATTCTACGATAAAACAGAGGAAGTAACTGCTAATGGAACACATTATAAATTTAAACATGACAATAAAGCTAGTGCAGGAACTTATAAAATGGCTATAAGAGTTACAACTGCAAAAGGTACTGCTAAAACAAGTAATGTATTTACAGTTAATTTAGTAAATAAAGACGGATTAACTTTTACTCAATACAAAAGACTTAATGATGGTGTAATTACAGATACCACAGATGGAACATACTATAGTACATTAAATTATATAAGTGTGACTGCCGGTAAATCTTATACTATCAATCTTAATAAAGCTAATTATGTATGTATTTGTTATTATAATTCATCAAATTCTTATGTATCGTTTGTCGAAGGCAACACAGATGACTGGTCAAACAAAGCATTTTCATACACATTCACTATACCAGCAAATGTAACAAAAATGTTAATATGTGCTACTGGTGATTCAAGTACTGCCATCACAGGTACATTAAAAGAAAATGACTCAAGTTCAAGCTCATTATTAGATTCTACTGGTGCTTATGTAATAGATGATTTCTCCGGTAGTAGTGTAGATTCAAATAAATGGGGATACGAATTGGGTTATGTTAGAAATAATGAAACTCAGAAATATACAAATACTAATGCAGAAATCAATGATGGCATCTTAGCTTTAAGAGGTAAAAAAGCAAGTGATGGTTCTTGGACATCAGCATCAATTATCTCTAAAGGTCATTTTGCTTTTATGTATGGTAAAATAGTAGCTAGAGTTAGAGCATGTAACTTAAATGGAGCATTTGGAGCATTTTGGACTTTAGGAGATAGTTTTGAATTTGGATATAAAGAAAATGCCAGCCCGGATACTTTAGGTGAATGGTGGGCTTACTGTGGCGAATTCGACGTAATGGAATTTTATAATGGTAAGTTAACTTGTGGTACGTTCTTCAATGAAAGGGAAGAAAGTGGTCGTGTATGGTATAATAATTATCCTACTGGTGATTGGCATGAGTTTGCGATGGAATGGAATACAGATGGTAGCTTAATTTTCTCCATTGACGGTAATGAATTAAGTAGAACAAATGCCACTGATAACAGAGCATTCCATATACCACACTTTATTTTACTTAACCAAGCAATTGGTGCTAGTGGTGGTACACCTGATAGTAGTACTACTGAAATAACTCAATATGTAGACTGGGTAAAATATTATCCATTAAGTACTGATAATGTAGTATTAAATTCTAGTGACTTCACACTAGCTGCTATGGATTGGAATGATAGTTCTCATAACTGTATGATAAGACCTACTTTTAATGATAACTGTATAAACAAATCATTAACATGGCAATCTAATAATACAAGTTTAGTAACTTGCCACAGTGGATTATGTAGCAGTTATGCAGGTGCTAATGGTGAGGTAATAATTACTGCTACTTCTCACTCAGGTGTATCAAAACAAATTACATTAACCGTATCAAATGGTACATTAAGAGAAAAAAGTTCAGGTGGCGGAAGTACAGATACTTATTATACTATTAGATATTCTTTACATGATTCCACTAGTTCTAACACAAGTACTTCTATTAAAAAGGGTTCTAGTTATTCTACAACTATCACTCCTAAAAATGGTTTTAGAGTAAATACGATTTCTTGTATAATGAATAGTAATGATATAAGTAGTTCAGCAGTTAGTGGTAATAATGTTAATATACCTAATGTTACAGGTGATATTTCTATTCTTGTAGATACCGAAGAAATTTCTACACCAGAACCAGCTCCTGGTACTATTGGTAATATGACATTTGGAAAAAAAGTTGATACTAGCACACATAAAATAGTTGATAGTAGCAGCGATTGGGCAACAATTAATCCAGTAACAGTTGAGAAAGGCGGATACTATACATTACAAATGGATGCTACTTGGGTATGGTGTTATGCTTATGATGACAATGATGAATTTGTTAAAGAGTTATTCACTACTACAGGTAACTATAATGCTAAATACACATTCCAAGCACCAACTACTAAAATAAGATATGGATGTTATGACCCACGTAAGTATTTATCATATTGTAATTTAACTAAAACAAGCTAGGAGGTGGTTAATAATGAGTGAGATTTATAGTAATACGTTTACTACAACAGTCAATAAAGTAGTGGTAGAACAAACTAGTAAAAATACTAGAATTGATATATACAATGGAACTACTCCATTAGTTGCAGTTAATACGACTCCAACCAAAGGTCAGTACAAAGTAACTATAACAGATACCACTAATTGTACTGCAAAACTAGAGAGTGATTATAAAACTATCACTCTCCTTACTGCGACTGGCAATGCAGGAGAAATACACGTCACTATTAATATAGAAGGAAAATCTACTGTGAATAAAACTATTCCAGTTGCGACTATTACCAAAAGTTCAGTAATAAAAGCTAATGAAACAAAATATGAACAATTGGCAGATAGATTTTCCTGGATGGTTAGAGGTAATAGTGCAAGTTCAATGACATTAACAGATGAGATGTTAGCGATTATAACTAAGCAAGTAAAAGTAAATGGAGATATGATAGTTGATGGAGCTATTGATGGTAAAACTATTACTGGAGCAACTATAGTAGGGAGTACTTTTAGAAATCAAAGTAATACATTTAGTGTTGATAGTGAAGGTAATATAGTTGGTGCACAAATACAAGGTTCTGAGGTTATCGGAGATAGTTTCTCAGTTGAGGGAGAACTTACTGCCGATACAATAACTGCAAATAAAATAAATAGTGCTCAGTACCCAAGTACTTTGGAAGATGACATTCAAATATCAATTAATAGTGGTGGTAGTGATGACAATGAATTATATGATGGTGTGTCATTCGCTACAGTTAGTGGTGCACTAGATGCTCTACCTAAGTTCCTTAACGGAAAAGTAGTAGATATATGGATACAAGAAGATATTTATGAAAATATAGATGTTAGATATTTTACTAGTGGTAGAATTAACTTATATTTAGACGGGAATACTGTATATGGATGGATTAGAAGTTATATGAGTAGCATTAAAGTGTATGTATATGGAGGCTATATGAAATTTGAAACTGCAAGGACAGGTGTAATTCATCCAAGTACAGGTTGTGCAGTTGCCAGTAGAACTGCTAGTTTGGTTGGACAGGAAAGTTCACCAATTAATGCTTATAGCTTAAAAATATATGGTAGTGATAATCCTTCCGGTAGTGCTACTACAATTGTTGGCATGGCTTGTGATTCCTATGCGTCTGGATATTATAAAGATTTACAATTTATCAATTGTGATATAGGTTTTAGAGCAAATGCAGGAGGAAGAATACACGCTGCAAGTTCAAGTGGTGTATGTAGTCAATATGGATTTGAAGCAGTAAGTGGTGGATTAATTACAATCGCAAATAGTCCTCAATGTGGAGGTAGTAAAGCCAATACTCATGTAAGTTCACCTGGTCAAATAATAGCCCCTACTAGTGTTAATCATGAAAGTGGTAACCAAACTACAGACGGCAACCAAGCTCCTACTACATCAACTAAAAAGACTATAACAATAAAATCTAATAGTGGTGATACTTATAGAAGTTCAGTATATAATAACTGGAAAAAGGATAATACTGTAAGACAAGGCGACTATGGTTATGGAGATTGTAATGGATGTTGGTTCTTTGGTTCTCAATTCAATCAGTTCAAAGGTAAATCTATTAGTAAGATTGAACTTACTATTAAGAGAATATCAGGTGGTTCTTATTCAGGAGTTTCAATAGCAGTAAAAACTCATAACTACTCAAGTAGACCAAGTGGAAAACCTACATATGGTTCAAGTTGTGGTAGTGTTAGCATTGCAGTAGGTAATAGTGGTAAATTAACTATAACTAATAGTTCAATACTTAATGCAATTTCTAATGGAACTGTAAAAGGATTTGGTATTCAGTCAGCATATAATTCAGGTAGTTATGCAGTATGTAGTGGTAGTGTAACAATGAAAGTTACTTATACAGAATAAAATTTAAAGGACTAGTTTAATCTAGTCCTTTTTTAACTAATATACAATATGAAACATGATATATAGGAGGTAATACAATGGATGCTTTAAATTTATTAAATGCAATTTACAAAAGAGAATTAGCAGACGCTAATGAAAAGAGGGTGATGATAGAAGCACAATGTGAAATATATAAACAACAGGTGGAACAGCTTAAAAAGGAATTAGCGGAATTAAAGGAGCCACCTAAAAAGTAGGTGAATGTATGAGTGATGAAAAAGTGCAGGAACTTTTACTAAAATTAATTGAGGATGTGGCAACAATTAATGCAAAATTGGACAGTATAAATGCACAAAGACTAGCAAGTAGATTGGACTTAATTGAGGCACAAACTAGAGAACAGGAACGAGTAATAAAAGGTTTAGAAAATAGGAATAGCAAACTGGAAGAATATGTAAGGAATACTTTAGTTGAGCATGAAAAGGCAAATAAAGGATTATGGACTTCTTTAGGTCTAGCTATGTTCAGTATTATTCTAACAGTAATAACTAATATTTTATTTTAGGAGGTGTTAATATGAAACAATTTTTATTAAATCATCCAAAACTTAGAAATCCATATTTCTATTTATCTGTAGTGGCACTTATATTCAGTGCAAGTGGTGTTGATTTTAATCAATTAACTAGTTGGCCACTATTTATTGAAGCACTAAAAGGTATTATAAATAACCCAGTGGCAATAGTGGCAATAATAACTGCTTTTCTAGGTATATGGAACGATAACTCAACAAAAGGATTAGACGGAATAAAACATAAATAATGAAAGGAGGAAAAAGTCACAATGATTTATAAGAAATGTATTATGACAATCAATAAAAATAATGCCACACTTGACGAAGATATTTATCTATTTAGACTGGATAAAAATATTGAGTTGCATTTTTCAATTGTAAATAACAGATACAAATTTGATAAAAGTGATTTAAATAATATTATAGCACAAACTAATGCAGCCTATTTCCAAATAAGATTATATAGAAGTGATGAAATAAAATATACTTTTGCAATACAACCTACACAAGATGGAGTAGCAGTACTTACAATAACAGACGACCTTATAAATGACCCTATTGAATTAGGTGAATATGATTTCCAAATATCATTATTGGATGCCGATAAAACAAGTATGATTTCCATGCCTATTGTAAAACAGCAATTACACGTATGTGAACCACTTGTGGATAACCAGGCAATTATGGGCAAAGCAGTGCTAGGATTAAGTAGTTTAGCCAGTGGGGAAATAAAAAATGCTTTTGATAGTGAAGGTAATTATATTAGAGAGGTACATAATGATGGAGATATATTATCAGCACAGTTAGTTAATAAATTTGAGGAAGCACTAGACAGTAATACCAAAGCAATAAAAAACCAAGACATACCACACACTATTTCTAGTAAAGTATTAGCTACTGTACCTGCTAAAGATATAAAATTAGAGGATATGATTACTATAAATAATATTTCTATTAATAAAGACAGAAGATATTTTATAGAATTTTTAGGTAATAAAAAATTATGTAATTTTATAGCAAATGAAGAAATGGGGGATGCTATTCTATGTAGAATAGGTAATTATGCTATACAAGTATCCCTTGAAACACCTAATATAACGGTATATATTGCTAAGATAAATGCTAATGACACTACTGTTGATACTTTTACTGATTTAGTTATTTATGAAGAAGAAGTTAAATGTATAGACAATAAGTACTTAGAAAATGATTTAGTATTACAAAACAGTATAAGCTTAGGAAGAGTAGGAGATATAGGAGTAGGAAGTAGTGCTATAGGTACTAATGTAATAGCTTCAGGTTTTTGCTCACATGCTGAAGGTAGTAATACAACAGCTTCAGGTGAATCTTCTCATGCAGAAGGTACTGGTACTCAAGCTTCAGGTAATAATTCACATGCTGAAGGTTCTTATACAACAGCTTCAGGTGGTTTTGGCTCACATGCTGAAGGTAGTAATACAACAGCTAATGGTATTGCTTCACATTCAGAAGGTGATAATACAGAAGCATTAGGAAATTATTCTCATGCCGAAGGTAGTAGTACTATTGCTTCAGGTAATAATTCACATGCTGAAGGTTCTTATACAACAGCTTCAGGTGAATATTCACATGCTGAAGGTAGTAATACTAAAGCAACAGGTGATTATGCACATGCAGAAGGTTCTTATACAACAGCTTCAGGAGAAAATTCACATGCAGAAGGTGCTGGTACTACAGCTTCATCAGAAAATCAACATGTACAAGGTAAATACAACATAGAGGATAGTGAAAATAAATATGCTCATATAGTAGGTAATGGTGAGGATGGTAAAAATTCTAATGCTCATACTTTAGACTGGCAAGGTAATGCTTGGTTTGCAGGTAAATTATCTCAAGAAGGTACTCCTACTGAAGATAAAGATTTAACTACTAAAAAATATGTAGATGATAATGCAGTTAACAAATATAGCCAATTAAACGAAAGACCAATAGAAGTATTTCCTTATACTGAAAAATTAAATAAAGTTACAAATGTTACACAAAAATTATGTACAATAGATGTAGCAGATTTAAAAGCAGATACAACTTATATGTGCCCTGATAATTGTGGAAGACTTGCATTACAATATACAAAACTAGATAATTCAAAAATTTCATTTTATATGAGCTATAGTCCAAATAGTTTAATTATTCAAACTGGATACAAAAATGATAAACAAATTGAAATATTAATAGATGGAATTGTATATACAGTTACTTTTAAAACTGCTACTGAAGAACCTAAAGTTGAACAAACTGTTAGATATTTAACAGATAAAAATACTACAGAATATACACCAACAGGAGATTATAATCCAGCTACTAAAAAATATGTAGATGATAATATATTAATTGAACAACTACCTATATTAAGAATAGATGAAACTAATAAACGTATATATGTTAACTGTAATAATATGGGAACATATAAAAAATATTTTGTACCAAATAAGTATGCTAATGTATATGGATTTTCATTTATTTATACAAATGAAGATAGTAGCGAAACAGAAATAGCCCTTATTGGTGGTGCTATGACTAGAGATGATTTTATATTGTGTACAAGAAATACTAATACTTTATTTATACTTATATTAGGTGGCACAAATAAATACACATATACTAAAAGTACTAAAACACTAGAAAAAGGTTTATATGGATATTTAAAAATAGGAAATACGCAAGAATATGCACCAACAGAAAATTATAATCCTGCAACTAAAAAATATGTAGATGATAAAGTCGCTAGTTTACCTCAACTATCCTTTAATGAAGCTGGAGAATTAGTTGTAACAATAAATGGAGTTAGTAAAACATTTGTACCTAAAGCTGAATAAAAATAAATATGACATGAAAGTAAACTCATACTGATACTTTAGGATATTGGTATGAATTATAATTTATAAACGAGGTGATAAGTAATGAAAACTCAAAATGGATTTACACTTTTAGAAAATGCTAAAGATGTAAAAAATTGGCTTAATAAACAAAAGGTAACTAGAACAATAACAAAATTACAAGTACACCATATGGATATGCCTAGCTACAGTACATGGGAAAAGACCGATAAAAAGGTCTTTTCCGAGCCTCATTTTGGAAGAACTGAGTCCTTGGACAGTTATGGTAAAAGTAAATGGCATAGTAGTGATGGACATGGTCATTACATTGCTCAACATTTTAATGTATTTCCAGATGGCAAAATAACAACAGGACGTAATTTGAATAGTACTCCAATAGGAATTAGAAAATGGAATGAACATGCTATATGTATAGAAATATATGGCTGTTTTGACAAAGGGCACGACAAAATGACTGCTGAACAAAAGAAAGCAGTAATATATTTATATGGTGAACTATGTAAGAGATTTCATATACCAGTAAACACTACACATATAAGACCGCATTGTTGGTTTACAGCTAGTGGCGCTTACTTAGGAAAATATAGTGCTAGTAGAAGTGCTAAAACTTGTCCAGGTACTGCGTTTTGGGGTTATGGATGCTCAGCTAAAGGCTTTGCTCATTTTATAAACGATGTAAAGAAATATGTTAATGACAAAGAAGAACCTAAAAAAGAAGAATCCAAACCTGATACTAAATTTAAAGAATATATAGCACGTTGCACTACTAACGGACTTAATTGTAGAAAAGGACCTGGAGTAAAATATGACGTAGTTGATACAATAGATAAAGGAGTAGCAATAACAATAGTTGAAGAAAAAGAAGTTGATGGCGGTACTTGGTGTAGAGGAAAAGCTGACTACTGGGTAAATAAAAAGTACTTAGAATTTGTTAGATACGTATAAATTTATAAGAGTTCCTACATAATAAATGTAGGAATTTTTTTTATTTAAAATAGTTGATTAATTATATGAGTAGTGATATAATTATCTTAATAAAAGATAAAAGAGGAGTTGTTAATAATGAGAGATTTAAAATTTGGTGTTGAAATTGAGTTCTTTGGTGCAAACTATGTAACAGTTATAGAAAAACTTAGAGCAGCAGGTATATCAGTAGCAGACTTTAGCGGATATACTCATAAAGTTATACCTCAATGGAAACTTACAACAGATGCAAGTGTTACTTCACGAGATACTGGATTATATAGAGGCTTAGAACTTGTAAGTCCGATACTATACGGAGATGAAGGTTTAGACGAACTTCAAAAAGTATATGAAGTGTTAAATAGTTGTGGAGCTAAAGTGGATAAAACTTGTGGTACTCATGTACATTTTGATATAGCTGATTTTACAGTGCAAAACTGTAAAAACTTTTTAACATTATATTACAATTATCAAGGTATTATAAATCACTTGGTACCACCTAGTAGACGTAGAAATGAGTACTGTAAACCACTTTTAAAAAGTGATTTAGTACAAATTAATAATCAACACTGGGTTACAAGTATAAGAGATATAGCTAGTATATTATGTACAAGATATATGAAGGTAAACTTACAAAGTTATGTAAAATATGGCACAATAGAAATTAGACAACATGGAGGAACAACTGAGTTCGATAAAATGGAAGCTTGGATAATATTAATGTATCAATTATTAGACAATGCTAAAAGCGAAGAAAAAATAGATTTATTATGTAGACCATACACAGTAACACAAAAGAATTTGAACCGATTATTAAAAACAACGAACTTAGATAATACTTGTATAGGTGATTACTTAACAACAAGATTTAATAACTTTAAGGAGGTGGCATAATATGTTAACATTAGAACAATATAGAGATATATGCAAGGTAAAGGACGGAAGTCCTTTTACCTGCAACATAAATATAAACACATATATTGACGGTGTAAGATTTAGATTATCTCAATGGTATGGCATACCCGAAGAGCAAATATCGGATGAGTTCATATATAAATTTTTAAAAACTTTGGATAAAACAGTTGATTAATTATATATGAACTGTTATAATAATGTTAATAAAAGATAAATAAAAAAGAAAAAAGGGGTTGTTATTAATGAGAAAAAGTATAGAAGCAGTAAAAGGAGATAAACTACAAAACATAAGAAATAATAAAATATATTTAGTGGCAGATGTTTGTGGCGATGCATTAGTTTTAACAGATGAAGATGGCATAAGTAAAATAAATAAATTAGCTACTATTAAAAGATGGTTTAAAATGTATGAAGAATATGTAGCACCAGTAGTAATAGATGAATATAGAACTAGAAATGGTCGTCGTCCATTACCAGCTCAAACTGGTATAGAAGTTAATAGAGATGATGTAAAAACAGTTATAGCTAACAATGACTGCTACCCTATACAAAGAAAAGAATATCTAGGAGTATATAAAGAAGGCAAACGTGGAACAGTATGTATGGTAGTATTCAATAGAAAAGGTAATATGCACATAGACATGAAACCTAGTGTATATGAAAAATTAGACCCAAATTATAGATACACATTAGAAACTAGATATGACACTGGTATCTATGATAAAACTAGAGGATACTTTAGAATAAGTGGAGTAAACGATTTAGAAGTATTACAAAATGTAATAATAGCAGGAACAATGTAGGGGAGAAAACTCCCCTAACTTTATTGGAGGTGCGATATGAAATTAAAAATAGACAAAGGAATAAAGTTCAGGGGTAATTCCTTATTTGTAAAAATAACTGGTGATGAGTTGGAGTATTTAGATATTATTAAATCTTTTAACTCATATTACCATAAAAGTAAAAATATGTGGGAACTACCCAAAGTAGCATTTAAAACTATACTCGATAAGTGTAGTAATTGTGCTATTGATATAATTGGTAAAATACCTAAAGAGTTTGAAGACTATCTAAAATTATTAGACAACTACGATAGGCCATTAGCTGAATATAAAAGTAAAACTACACCATATAGTTATCAGATGGAAAGTTTCCTATACTCTAAAGACCATACTAAATTTCTTTTAGCAGATGAGCAAGGACTTGGTAAGACCAAACAAGCATTGGACATAGCAGTGAGTAAAAAAGGACAGATGAAACATTGTTTGATTGTGTGTGGAGTTAATGAATTGAAGTGGAACTGGGTACATGAGGTGTCAGCGCATACTGACGAGCGTGCTCACATATTAGGATTCAAAGATGGTAAAATTGGTAGTGTGGCAGATAGACTAGCAGACCTACAGAATAAACATGATGAATTTTTTCTTGTTACTAATATTGAGACCTTAAGAGATATTAAAATACAAGAGTACATTAAAATATTGTGTACGTGTGGAGTAATAGGTATGACTATTATAGATGAGATACATAAATGCAAGAACTCTACTAGTATGCAAGGTAAGGCCATTCATTGTTGCTGCACATATTATAAGTTAGCACTAACTGGAACGCCGATAATGAATGCTGCTATAGACCTATACAATGTACTAAAATGGCTAGAAGTTGAGAATCACAGTTTAACTCAGTTCAGGAATCATTATTGTATTATGGGTGGATTTGGTGGATATCAAATAGTTGGATATAAACATCTTGATGAATTACAGAATAGATTAGACAAATATATGTTGAGAAGAAAAAAAGAAGATGTATTAGACTTACCACCTAAGATTTATACTAATGAAATATTAGAGATGGATATAGGTCAGACTAAAATATATAAAGAAGTAGAACAGACTATACAAGAGAACATTGATAAGATACTTCTACTACCAAATCCATTAACTGCACTAATACGTTTGAGACAAGTTACTGGCAATCCAGATATTCTGACTACTCATAAAGTAAACAATGTCAAATATAAACGTATGGAAGAATTAGTTGAGGAAGTAGTTAATAATGGAGGTAAAGTTATTATTTTTAGTAACTGGGCAAAAGTAATTGAACCTGCCGCTCAACTACTCGAAAAGTACAATCCAGCTTGTATAACGTCTGAGGTCAAGAACAAGGATGAAGTACTAAGGGAGTTCAAAGAAAACGCTGATTGCCATGTTATATTAGGTACAATCGGCTGTCTAGGTACTGGGTTTACTTTAAATGAAGCTAACACAGTAATATTCTTGGACGAGCCTTGGACGAGTGCAGACAAACAACAAGCCGAGGACAGATGTCACAGAATAGGGACAAAAGGTACAGTAAATATTATTACTCTAATATGTAAGGATACTATAGATGAAAAAGTACATAATATAGTTAATAGTAAACAAGAATTATCAAGTAAAGTAGTTGATAATAAAAAATTATTTAAAGAGATTATGGAGGGATAGATATGAAAATAATAGATGGAAAGATGTATTATAGTCTTACTGAAATTGGAGCCATTATTGGTAGAACAAAAGCTACCATATTAAGATGGTATGAGTATGAAGAAATGTTACCGGAAGAACAACGTACATTACCTGAATACATAACATTAGGAGAACAACATGCTAAATACTTTGCAGCACATGATGTTGATACTTTTGTAAACTTTATGAAGAAAACTAAAAGAGGCACTATGAAAAATGTCAGTGATAAATACAATGGCAACTTAGTAAATAATAGATAAATTCTATACTATATATAGTGATATGAGCTCATATGACCTACTTAAAATAGGTTTTATAGGGCTCATAGATTAATTACTTAAGGAGGGTAAAAAATGAAGGAATTAAGGGTTTTATTAGCTGAACTGGCTGAGATAAAAGAACTGAATAAAAAGAATAAAGAGCGTGAAAATAACTTAATAAAGAGTACTAAAACTATGTTAGATGAACAAGGAATTACTAAAGGTGAATACGACGGTATAAAAGTTTCTTATACTGCTAATACTAAAAGTGAATTAGATGATGATACACTTATTCAGATATTACTAAATATGGCACAAGAAAAACCTGAGATAATGGATTGTCTAGTGCCAACATATACTATAGATGAAGATAAGCTGGAAGAATTAATGTATGGTGGAATAATAAGTACAGATGACATAGCACCTGCTTATAGAGAGAAAACATATAAAACTTTAAGAGTAAAGAGGGTGAAATAATGGCACTTCCTGGATTCAATGTAAAAAAAGTACCTACTGTACAAAATAAACTAATAGAAGAAATTGTAGACTATTTAAATACTAGAGCAGGAACTAAATATAAACACGATGCTAAAAATACTGTCAAATACATCTCAGCTCGTTTGAGAGAAGGTTACACAATAGAAGATTTTAAATATGTTATAGATGTAAAAGTTGCTGAGTGGGGAGGAACTAATATGGAAATGTATATTAGACCACAAACTTTATTCAGTAATAAAATGGAAAACTATGTCAATCAACCAATGCCACGTAGTAACCGTGCTAGTTATCAAGTTGAGAATGATTATAAACACGACACAACTAATAGAAGGATTTAATCCTTCTATTTTTTTATACTCAAGTTAGTAAAACGAACAAATTTTCTATACTATATAAAAAAACCTTTTTTAAGGTGAAAAAAATTTAAAATTTTTTAAATTTGGAGTTAGTAAAATCGACTTTTTTACTATACTATATATAAATAAATAAATTAGTTAGACTGAAAATAAATAAAGAATCGGTCGGTGGAAGATTATTATGCACCGAAAGTGCATAATTCTCTCAACTAAAAAAGGAGGAATATTATGATAAGCACTAATAATTATTTAGTAGTTACACCAAACAATTATTATCTTTGTAATGATATTAAACATATCATTAATACTATTAAGCATTATTGTTTTAGATTAAATGCTACTCAGTTAAAAAGTTTTAATAGTTGTATTAGAACACATATTAAAAATAACAATTTTAGAGAACCACTTAAAAAGGGAGGAACTAGAAATAAATTTATTATCAATGCTGATATATATGTAATAAAATTAGATAAAGAAGAAATAAAATTATTTTTTAGTTAGTAAACTGCACAATTTTTCTATATTATATATGTAACTTATTTTATTAAATTATTTTTATATTATTTTAATTTTTATTATTTTCTTATATGACCTGATAGTGTATAATAAGAGAGTAGGTGATTAACTTCATATAACCAACTAATAAGAAATTATTAACAATCCCCATATACATCCCAACGGCTTGGTAACCCGTTGGGATTTTTTTTATTTAAATTAGTTAGTAAATTTTAACATTTTTATATACTATATGTGTAACACAAGATAAATAAAATTTGGAGGAGTGATTTATATGAGATTAAATTTAACAAATAACAAAGAGGATAGACAACTTGTATTAGCTAAGGAACAAGAGGGGAAAATAAATTTAGTTAACTTACTTAAGAAGTATGGTGAAGTAGTTGACTTTATGACTGAACCAATGGTAGCACAATTTTATAATGTTTCTTCAAGTGTAATAAATAATGTAGGAACTAGAAATAAAAATGAATTAGAACAATATGGCTATAAAGCATATAAAAAGAGTGAAGTTGAAAAACTTCTAAAAACACAAGATGAGTTTTTAGAGAATATACCAAATAGAGGACTTAGATTATATCCAATTAAAGCTGTAATAGTAGTAGGTATGATATTAACTGATAGTTCAGTTGCTGAACAACTAAGAAGTGATATAATGGATATATTATTTGGTAATGAAGTTGCCATACCAACTGAGAGCACTATTAGAAATGTAGTTAGCACTGAATTAGATAAAAGAGTTCCACAATTAGTTGGTTGTAAAGATGCTCAAGTAAAAGCGATTGTTAAAAGTGTAAAAGGTAATTTAAGAATTAAGAGTAAAAAACAAAACTATGCTGATTATGAAACTGTAATGGCATGGTTATTAGGAAAATATGGTGTATATAAACTGGAGGATATACCATTTAGTGATGACTTATTTGTTGATATAAAAAACTTCATCATAAAATTACAAGCAGTTGATAATAGACAAAAAAGATTATTTTAGTAGTTAGTAAAACATCAAATTTTTCTATACTATATATGTAAGGGATATGGGAAACCTCCTTACATACTCAACCCTTAATATCTATTTGTTTTTACCTCGATACCTCCCCCCTTTGGTATCGAGGGTTTTTTTTATGTTAGTAAAAGTGCAGTTTTTACTATACTATAGATAAAAGGAGGTTTTACATATGTATGATGTAAAAGAATTTAAATTTATTAAAGATAAATGTTGGTTCAGAACTAACTGCCCTATGTATGGCACAAAAGATTGTAATTGTAGCTGTAGTGTATATTTTCAATATTATTATTTAGTTAACTTAGCTAATATACCACCAAATAAACAACAGCCTGAGGACTTGAAACTGAGTGCTGGTGATGACCTTAAAAAATATGAATATCTTAATAATATAAAAGAAAATATCAATGACTTTGTACATGATGGATGTAACTTGTATCTATATAGTCCTTACTTTGGTAATGGTAAGACTACGTGGGCAATAAAGTTGATGAGTAAATATTTTAGTAATATTTGGAATGGTAATGGCACACGTTGTAGAGGACTATTTATCAATGTAGATGAATTTCTAATGGCCAAGAGAAATGCTATAAAACGACCTGATATAAGATTAGAAGAAATGGAGAAATTAATCCCAACTGTAGACTTAATAGTGTGGGATGACATAGGAGTAACTAAGTTAAAAGAATATGACCATCAAATATTATTCAGCTTAATTAATCCACGTATAGTCAATAACAAAGCTAACATATTTACAAGTAATGTTATTGATGAGCAATTGGATGATAATATTGGAGGTAGATTGTCGAGTAGAATATTAGATACAAGCACGATAGTTGAATTCACCAACAAAACACAAAGGAAACCAAAAGGGGTGAGAATATAATGGTACAGTTACAAGCTATAAATGATATATTGAATAATAATAATTTAGATGCATATACAAGCCAAGGGATAACAAAAGAGTATTTCAAGGACTATCAAGATGAGTTTGACTTTATATGCACTCACTTTAGAACTTATGGAAAAGTACCTGACTGGGAAACATTCATGGGAAAATTTCCTGACTTTGATGTTGTTGAAGTATTAGAGCCATTAAAATATATTATCTATAATCTAAAGGAAAATTATCTATTTGACCAAGGAGTGGCACTATTTCAAGCTAGTGGTGATGTATTAGAACAGAATGCTTTTGATGGCTTACAACATATAGTCACAAGAGCACAACGTTTACTTGACCAAACTGTTCAAAGTAATGGTGTAAATATTAACAACATGGTTGATGAGAAAATAAAGGACTTAGAGAATAAACGTGCTAAAGGTGGTATGTTAGGAATTGGAAGTGGCTTACCTGAACTAGATAAGATACTTAATGGATGGCTGCCAGGTGAAGAACTAGTAACCATAGTTGGTAGAGTTAATCAAGGTAAATCTTGGCTATTACAAAAGTTTCTAACTGAGGCGAATAAACAACATAAAAAAGTATTACATTATAGTGGTGAGATGGGAGTATTACAAGTGGCATATAGAAATGATACTTTAGGTATGAATTACACTAACTCTCAATTAATGAGAGGTACAATAGCAGATGGAGATTATACTCAATATATTAACGACTTAGAGAACAATAAAGAATTACCTCCATATATAGTAGTAACACCAGTAGACTTTGGTGGAAAAATGTTAACAGTGAGCAAACTACGTGCTCTTATAAAAGAGTATAAACCAGACATAGTTGGTATTGACCAAATATCATTAATGGAAGATGAGAGACGAGCAAAGGAAGACCAAACAAGAACTCAGTACACACATATTGCTCAAGATTTATTTAATATGAGTACTGAATTTAGTATTCCAATTATAGTCGATGCTCAAGCTAATAGAAATAAAGCTGATATCGACAAACCTGAGAATCCTGAATTAGCAGACATAGGCGAGAGTGATGGTATTGCTCAGAATAGTAGTAGGGTTATATCTCTTGTGCAGACTAAAGCGGGATTGAGTCTTAAAATAACTAAGAATAGATATGGAGAAAATAATAAGCAATTATTATATGTGTGGGATATCGACAACGGTATTTTCTCCTTTGTGACTGAACAACTGGAAGATGGAGCTGAGATTGAGCCACAATTACCACTTAGAAATAATAATAAAATAAATGACGTTACTGATGTTTTTTAGTTAGTAAAATGGCATTTTTTTCTATACTATATATGTAGAGGAAATGTGGAGGCACATTCTTCTACTCATAATATAACTCCCCTTTTTTACCCTGGCATTGGAGCGGACAATGTCAGGGGTTTTTCTTTTTTAAATTGTTAGTTAGTAAATTCTAGAAATATAATATAATATATTTAAAGGAGTTGATTATATGTTAACTGGTAGAAAAATAAGAGAAATGGAAATTGAAAAAGATTTAGTACGAGAATTAAAATGGCTCATAAATAAAGCAGTGGATGAAGGTGATTTAGTATTTGAACATTTAGACCCATTGTTTGATTTACTTTATAAGGTACAGGAGGGGTAAATATGAAGTGTGAACAATGTGAAGAAAGATTAGATTATGATTATATGGTTTTAGAATTACCAGATTATTGTGGCTACAAAGAATTAAACTTTTGCAGCACTGAGTGCTTAGACGAGTGGATAGAAAACCATAGTAGATGGGAGTTGTGCGAGGATGATTAATGTTAATGGTATGGAACTTGATACAACGTACCAACAGTTATTAATAGACCTAAAAGGTAGTTTAATGAGTAATGGAATATTTTTACTGAACGACATAAAACCCACAGGAGATAATATTATGATAACTTGTCCAGTACATAAAGACGGACATGAACATAAACCCTCTTGTGGGGTTTCTATTGTTCCAAAATATCAAGGGAGTAAAATAATAGAGCCTGGCACAGTACATTGTTTTACTTGTGGCTATACTGCGTCACTGATAAGTTTTATTAGTTCTTGCTTTGGTTATAACGATGGCGGAGTATTTGGGAATAAATGGATTAAGGCTCAATATAATACAGGTCTAACTCTTAAAACCCGCAAGGTGGAGCTAAATTTAAGCAGAGGAACAATTACTCAAGAGGAGCTACCAAACGTCCCTGAGGAGGTGTTACAAGGTTACAGATACACTGTTGGTTATATGTATAACAGAGGTTTGACCGATGATATAATAGAACAGTTCGACATAGGATATGACAGAAAAGATGATTGTATAACTATCCCAGTTACCAATTTAAAAGGTGAAGTAAAATGGATACAACGTAGAAGTATTATAGGCAAAAGATACTATATACCAAGTGGCATAAATAAAACTGATTACCTACTGGGAGCAAGTGAGATACTGAGACAGAAATTATATAGACAGCCAGTATATATAGTGGAATCTCCATTTAATATGTTAACTCTTTGGAAGTTAGGTCATCCCGCTATATGTATATTTGGTACTGGAGGAGGAAATCAGTATTCTATGTTGAATAAATTACCTATAAGACATTATATAATAGCACTAGACCCAGACGAAGCTGGCAAGAATGGTAGTAGAAAATTATTACATCATTTAGGAAAGACTAAGTTATTGAGTAAAGTAAACTATTTAGATAGTAGAGACATCAACGATTTAGACACTGAATTTGATAAATTAAAAATTTCTTCAATAAATTTATAAAAAAAGTGTTGATTAATTATATAAAGGTCTATATAATTATAAGTATAAAAAGTAAATAAAAAAAATACAGTTCAGGGGGAATGATGTATGTTTAAAGATGTAGTTAAAGTTTATGGTTTAAAACACACTGATGAGGAATTAGTAAGAGATTACCAAGCAGGATTTCATGATGAAGTTATTGCCTACGTATTTGAAAAGAATAAAAGTTTATTTTATCAAGTAAGTAAAAAATATGTTGGTGTAAGTGAAGATGAAGTTACAAGTATAATATTAGAACAAATATGGAAATGTTTTGAAAACTTTGATGCTGAAAAGAGTACTAGTGGCAAACTTACTTCTATGATATGTGTTTATATCAAGAACGCTCTTAGAACTCTAACACAAAGTAATGCAAGTAATAAGAGAAAAGCCAACAACGGTGACCAATGTACTCCAATGAGTTGTTATGAAACAACTGAAGATAGATGGGAGGAAGCAAGTGTTGAAGATGAATATGACAAAGTTGAATTATCTGACTTAGTACATAAGGAAGATTTATCTGAAAAACAATTACAATACTGTATGGTAGCACTTGACCATATGTGTGACTTACAACAATCTCATATGGCAAGGGAAATTGGAGTTAGTACTGCAGGAGTTGTTGGAATTAGACGTGCATTACAAAAGAAATTAAATTATTTATTGAGTTAGTAAAAAACGAAGTCTTACTATACTATATATAGTAAGACTTTTTAAATACAAAGGAGGTAGTTATATGGAACTACAAGATTGGAAATTAAGTGAGTTAGGCGAAGATATTTGGAAGAAAAAATATCAACGCAATGATGAAAGTTTTGAACAATGGCTAGATAGAGTTAGTGGAGGAGACAAACAAGTTGCTCAACTGATAGTCGATAAGAAGTTTTTATTTGGTGGTAGAATACTTAGTAATAGAGGTATTACAGACAGAGGAGTAACTTACAGTAATTGTTATGTAATAGAACCTCCTCATGATAGTATTGAAGGTATATATGAGGCTGCTATGAAGTTAGCACGTACATTTAGCTATGGAGGTGGATGTGGTGTTGATATTAGTACACTAAGACCGAAAGGAGCTGAGGTACATAATGCAGCTCTTACAACTAGTGGAGCTGTATCATTTATGGACGTTTTAGAACAAACTGCACGAGTTATTGGTCAGAATGGAAGACGTGGAGCCTTGATGATAAGTATGGACAGTAGTCATCCTGATATACATGACTTTATAGATGCTAAATTAGATAACAAATTAGAAAAATGTAATATCTCAGTACGTATGAGTGATGATGATATGGAAAATAAACCTGATATATTAGACCATATCGCATTAAATAATTATGACTGGGCAGAGCCAGGAATATTATACTGGGATACTATAAAACGTTATAACTTATTAGATGAATTTGCAAATTTTGAATATGCAGGAGTAAATCCTTGTGCTGAGGAACCATTACCGGCAGGTGGTAGTTGTCTATTAGGAGCATTAAACTTAAGTGAATTTGTAGAAAACCCATTTACAGATAAAGCTGCCTTTAATATACCTGAGTTCAAAAGTGCAGTAAGAATAGCGATACGTGCCTTAAATGATGTGTTAGATGAAGGACTAGAATTACATCCATTAGAAGAACAAAGAGAATCTGTACGTGATTGGAGACAAATAGGACTTGGCATTATGGGGTTTGCTGATATGTTGCTAAAGATGGGATGTCAATATGATTCATCACGTGCTTTGGATTTAATTGATATGATAGGTAAAACTTTAGTTAATACAGGATTAGAGGAAAGTGCTCTACTAGCTATGGATACTGAATCCTTCCCTGAATGTGACCTACGTTTAATACTAGCAAGTACTTTTATAACCGTATTAAGAAATAGTAATGTTATTGAAGATAATACAATTGATTTGATAAAACGTTATGGCCTTAGAAATTCTCAATTATTCACAATAGCGCCAACAGGAAGCATAAGTACAATGTTAGGAGTTAGTGGTGGAGTAGAACCAATATTTGCTACACACTATACAAGAAAAACTGAATCACTTCATGGAGAAGATGTATATTATAATGTATATACTCCAATAATACAAAAGATGATTGATATGGAATTAATAGCTGAGGAAAATGTAAGTACTATAGCCACTGCTCAAAATATAGACCCGTTTGACAGAGTTACAATACAAGCTACATGGCAAAGATTTATTGATGCTAGTATAAGCAGTACAGTAAATGTAACTAATGATACAACTGTTGAAACTATAAGAGATTTATACCAAGCGGCATGGGAGGAAGGATGTAAAGGACTAACAATCTACAGAGCTGGCTGTAAAAAAGAAGGTGTATTAGTAGTAGATACATCAAAAGAACAAACAATGGAAAATACTATACACATACCAATAACTGACACGTCTATTGATAACTGTGTAGCATATGGTACTCAATTAACAACTGGATGTGGTAGTTTATGGATGTCAGTATACTTCCATAAGAAAACAGGTCAATTATGCCATATCTTCTTAGACAAGGGAAGTACAGGTGGTTGTAATAGTTTCATGATAGGACTTAGTAGAATGATAAGTTATGCAGGTAAATTAGGTGGAACAGTAGAAGGTATATGCGACCAATTGAATAGTGTTCCTGCTTGTCCATCTTATTCTGTTAGAACTGCGTTGAAAAAAGATACAAGTGCAGGAAAATGTTGTCCAAGTGCAATAGGAAGAGCATTAATGGAATTAAAACAAAGATATATTGAAGACCACATTGAGATGAGTACGGGAGAACTTAAGCGAGAAGAAATGACAGTAAATAATTGTCCTGAGTGTGGAGCCAAATTGAACTTCACTGGTGGATGTAATAGTTGTCCTGAATGTGGCTATACAAAATGTGATTAAGGAGATGATTATATGAATGAACAAATGTTTAAGAGTATAACAAGACTAAGAATGTCAATGTTAATGTTTTATAAATTATATTATAAATAAAAAAAGGATAGGTCAATAAAATGACCTATCTTTTTTATTTGAAAAAAAATTAAAAAAATTTTTCAAAAAAGTGTTGTATAATTATATAAGTAATGTTATAATTATGTTAATAAAAGATAAGAAAAGAGGAGTTGAAGTTAGATGAAAACATATGAAAGTAAAAAAGGTGTATTCTATATTGAACAACATTGGATGGATAATAAATACTACATTTATAGACAAAATAAAATCAGTGATAACTTTGGTACAGTTGGTGAATTAGTTAATGGATGTTCATATAAAACTGTAGAAGAAGCTGAACAAGATTTATTTGATTTATATTTATAAGGGAGGTTTTATAATGGTAGAAAAAATGAACATTTTAAAAGGATTAATAGGTGAAATTAAAGGTTTAGGTTTACAACTTCCAATATTGTTTTACTATTGTTCAGACAACGACGACTGGTATGGTGAAGATGAAATAATGGATGATATTAATCAATGTTTAGCAGTATTACAAGATTATTATAGTAATTAGGAGGGATTTATATGAAAAATTATGTATTTGAAGTTAGTGAGAGTTTTAAGGATTTAGTGGTAACATACGGTATTGAAGGTATATCACCAATAGATGTAGGTGAAGAATGTGAAGACCGAGGTATTATTTATAGAAAATTAATAGACTGGGATTATGATTCCTATAATGGCACACTAGATATATATGTAGAAAATTATTAAAAGTTTTAAAAGTAGGTTAGTAAAATAACCTACTTTTTTATATTATATTTAAGGAGATGATAAGTATGATAGTATTTATAGGATGTGGTGCAACTAAAATGAAAAATGCTTGTAAAGCAAGAAAAATGTATGTAGGTAACTACGTTCAGCTTTGTTTGGCATATGCTCAAACATTCACAACACAAGATAATATTTATATTTTAAGTGCAAAATACGGAGTTCTACCTTTAGAAAAAGTGATTGAACCCTACAACAAAACATTGAATAATATGAATAGACAAGAAAAACAAGATTGGAAAAATATGGTAATTAAACAATTGGAGGAGATGAATATTAATAAGGATACAGAAGTTGTATTTATTTGTGGCACAAATTATTACACTTTATTAGAAGACTATTTTACTAATTACAAATTACCATTACCCAAACAAGGTATAGGAGTGCAACAACATTTTATGCTTGAAGAACTTAGGAAGTATAATAAAACACATAGCCCTAAAATTTTAATGAATAATTTATTAAAATAGTTAGTAAACTTTGAACATTTTCTATACTATATATGTAAGTTAATTAAATAAAAATTAAAGGAGTTGGTTTTAAATGGCTAAAATAAATATTAAAGATGCAGGTAAATTTACAAATGTAGGTTCAAGTGAATACTTTACACTAAAAGATGATGGAGATATAGCACAAGTAAGAATGTTATACACTGACCCAGAGGGAGGAGATATGGATTTCTTCTTAGTTCATCAACTAGAGATTGAAGTTAATGGTAAAAAAGTAAGAAGATATGTAAGTTGTTTAGCAGTTGATGAAGATGGTCATGTTCATAAAGATGATTGTCCATTATGTAAAGCTGGATATAGAACACAAGAAAAACTATTTCTACAGTTATATGATGAGACAGATGGCAAGCTTAAAGTTTGGGAGAGAGGTAAAAACTTTGTAGGTAAAATAGTAAGTTTCTTGAATAGATATGGTAGCTTAGTTGAGCGTCCTATCGAGATTGAGAGAAAAGGTAAAAAAGGTGATACTAATACAACTTATGAGATGTTTGCATTAGAAAAAGATGGTAAAGGATTAGAAGATTTTCCTGAGAAGGTCAATATAGAAGGAACATATATTACAAAAGTAAGTAAAGCTGACATGATAGATATTGTAGATGGCATATATGATTGGGGCGGTAATAAAGCTCATACTGATAATGAACCTGTTCCAAGTAGACGAGAAGAAACACCTAGAAGGGAAAGTAGAAGACGTAGAGTTGTAGATGATGAATTTTAGTTTTATTAGGAGGTAGAATATGAAATACAATTTTAAAATATTTAAAAGTTTACAGGCCGTTAAAGTATTTTGCGCTAAGAATACTAATAAAATTGAAGTGATAAGTTTAGTACCTAACCAATATTGTGGAAAACATGATGATTATCAAACTATTCATCATTATAAACCAATGGATTATCTATTGACTTATAAAAATATAGAAAAATAAATAACAAGTAAATACCAGGTATAAATTACCTGGTATTTTTTATAGGAGGGATATAATGAGTTTGTTTAAAGATACATTTAGTCGTTGTAATAATAAAGAGGCGAATAAAAAAGCGTTAGAAGTGTTGAATAAAAAGAAAAATAAAAGAGCACCAGTAACATCAATAGTACCTAAGACAATGAAGGATAAAGTAGAATATGCAAAGATGATGTCTACTAAAATATTTGCTGATAGATTAGATAGAATGGAATTAGTAACTAGTGAAGATAGATTAAGACAGTTTGATAAAAAAGTAGTAGCCAATGGCATAGTAGCATTAGATACTGAGACAAACGGACTTGATAGAATAGATGGAAAAGTAGCTGGTATATGTCTTTATACACCTTATGAAAAAGGGATATATATTCCAGTAGGACATATAAGTTATATGACAAATATGGAATTACAAAGTAATGTATCAAAAGAAGTAGTTAGAAAATTAATACAATCTTGGTCAGATAATAATATTAGATTTGTACTGCACAATGCTAAGTTCGATATGCACATACTATATTGGATGATAGGAGTAAAAATAGTGCCTTACTGGGATACATTAATTGGAGGATATTTACTTAATGAAAATGAACCGCATGGCTTAAAAGTATTATGGCAAAAGTATTGCACTGGTGAAAGTGCTGAGGTAGGTAAATTTGGTGAATTGTTCAATGGTATTGAGTTCAATAAAATACCTCCAGATGTTGGCTATATGTATGCAGCCTTTGACCCTATAATGACTTTTGAATTATATGAATTTCAACGTGAGTATTTGGATAGAGATGGAAAATACTGTTATAAAAAAGGACTTGAAAGGGTGGCAGATGTATTTAGAAATATAGAAATGCCATTAATAGAAGTAGTATTCGATATGGAGGCACAAGGAGTAAATATAGATACAAACTTAGCTCAACAACTTAAAGAGCGATATACTACGTATATGGACAATGCTCTTAATGAGTTCAATACACAAGTAGCTGAACTTGATAAGCATGGAGTATTCAATGACTTAAGAGTAAAACATCCCGATAAATATAACAAAATAAGTGAGTTTGGAGAAGTAAATATTAATATAGGAAGTAATCAACAGTTAGTAATATTATTCTATGATGTCTTAAAATTAGAGCCACCAAAAGGTCAACGTAGCGTGGGAGAAGAACAGTTGAAACAATTAAACCATCCATTAGTAAATAGTATATTAGAGTATAGAGGTATGAGTAAACTATTAAGTACTTATATTGATGCCATTCCTGAACATATAAGCAAAAGAACTGGTAAGTTACACGCGAACTTTAATCAGTATGGAGCTAAAACTGGTAGATTTAGTAGTAGTGACCCAAACTTACAAAATATACCAAGTAGGACTAAAAAATTAAGTGATGGCACTGTAATAGATGCAGGTCATGATATTAGACAAATGTTTGTTGCAGGCCCAGGTAATGTAATAATAGGTGGTGACTTCTCACAACAAGAACCAAGATGTCTAGCACATATGAGTCAAGATGAACATATGATACAAGCATATTTAGACGGTAAAGATTTATATAGTACTATAGCCAGTAAACTGTACAATAAACCATATGATGAGTGTAAAGAGTTCAGACCTGACGGTACAGTTAACCCTGAAGGGAAACAACGTAGAAGTTCAGTTAAACCGATATTATTAGGAATTATGTATGGTAGAGGTGTAACAAGTATAGCCGAGCAGATGAATATCAGTAAAGAGGAGGCACAACAAGTTATTAACGACTTTTACAATCAGTTTCCAAAAGTAAAAGGATTTGTAGACTTTGCTCAAGAGAATGCAAGAGAGTATGGTTTTGTAGAGACTGCGTGGGGTAGAAAAAGAAGACTACCTAATATGCAGTTAGACCCAATTGAAATAACAGTTGAGAATCCTAACTTAGTTGATACATTTAATCCATTAGATTTTACTGGAACTGCTAATACAGAGGTGACCGATGAGGTTTATTTCAAGTATCTTAAATTAATGAATAGAGCCTTTGGTAGAGAGGCAAAAGAGAAGATTAAACAACTGGCCAAAGATGAAGGTTATAAAATAGTTGATAATGGTGGGTATATAGCAGATGCTCAGAGACAATGTGTTAACAGTATAATACAAGGTAGTGCGGCTGATATGACTAAAATAGCAATGATAAGAATCCATGATAATAAAAGACTACAAGAGTTGGGATATAAATTAATCATACCGGTGCATGATGAAGTATTAGGAGTATGTCCAAAAGAGAATGCCAAAGAGGTGAGAGATATATTAGAGTACATTATGGTACACGTAGTAGACGGAAAATTTGAAATACCAATGAAAACTGATATTGAATGTACGTACAGATGGTATGGCGAAGGAATAGAAATTTAATAAATATTTAAAACTCGGTTAGTAAAAGCCGAGTTTTTTATATACTATATATGTACAATAAATAAGAAAAAGGAGATGTGTAATAATGAGTAAAGAAATTGCAGTAGTATTGAATAGTGGTGGTGTAGATAGTACAACAGCAGTGGGATTAGCAGTAGATTTATATGGAAAAGAGAATGTTATTACAGTTAGTGCTTATTATGGACAAAAGCACAGTATTGAATTGAAATGTGCAAAAGATATAGCTGAGTATTATGGTGTAAAACATATAGAAATAGATTTAAGTAAAATATTCGCATATAGTAACTGTTCTCTATTATCTAATAGTACAGAAGAAATTAGACATGAGAGTTATGCTGACCAAATAGCCAAAGATGGAGAGGGAATGGTGAGAACTTATGTACCATTTAGAAATGGATTATTATTAAGTAGTGTAGCTGCCATAGCGATGAGTCTAGTTGAAGACAAACCAGACACAATTGCTACTATATATTTAGGAGCTCATGCAGATGACGCGGCTGGTGAAGCCTATGCTGACTGTAGTCCTGAATTTACTGAGACTATGGATAAAGCTATATCAATTGGTACTTATGACAAAGTTAGAGTTCATGCTCCTTTTGTAAATATGACTAAAAAAGATATTGTACGTTTGGGATTAGATTTAAAAGTGCCATATGAATTGACACATAGTTGTTATGAAGGTGAGAGACCTTGTTGTGGTACTTGTGGTACTTGTATAGATAGAATCAACGCCTTTAAAGCGAATGGAGCAGTTGACCCAGTGCCATATAAAATAAAAATAGATTGGGAGGAAAAATAATATGTATAAAATAATAAAGAAAATGGAAGTTGCAGGAGCTCATAAATTAGATTTACCATATGAGAGTAAATGTAGTAATCTACACGGACATAACTGGAATATAGAAGTTCAAATAGAGAGTGAAGAATTAACTGAGTATGGAATGGTAATGGATTTTACTCATATAAAAAGAGTTGTAAACCAATTAGACCATGCGTTTATAAATGATGTTGTTGGAGTTAATCCAACTGCTGAAAATATTGCAAAATGGATAGCTGACCAATTAACTGGTATGTTTGATGGCATATATGTAAAATGTACTAGAGTAAGCGTTGAGGAAAGTGCTCATAACACTGCAATATATGAAGTAAAAGGGGGATGTAACTGTGGAAGATAAAATGTATAAAGTAAATGAGATATTTTGTAGTATAGATGGAGAAGGTATTAGAACTGGGTTGAGTTCAGTGTTTGTAAGATTGTATGGATGTAATCTAAAATGTAGTTACTGTGATACACGTTATAGCTGTGAAAATAATGAATATACTGAAATGCCACTAATGGACATATTAGAAAAAGTGTTATCATATGGTGTACCTCGTGTAACATTAACAGGCGGGGAACCACTAATACATGAAGGGGTTAAAGATTTAATTAACTCCTTGGTGGCAAATGATATTGAAGTAAATATTGAAACTAATGGAGCAGTTGATTTAGATAAGTTTTGGGAATATAAGTATAACAGCAAAGTAATATTCACAATGGATTATAAATGTGCGTGTAGTGGCATGGAAGGTGAAATGAAGTTATGGAATTTACATTTATTACAACCTAAGGATGCAATAAAATTTGTAGTTAGTAATTATAATGAATTAGAAAAAATGGAATATATACTTAAGGAAAGTGAGTGTAAAGCACGTCCTTATGTATCACCAGTATTTGGTGCAATAGAACCAAAAGAACTAGTTGAATATGTATTAGATAATAATTTAAATAATGTAACAGTACAAGTACAATTGCATAAAATAATATGGAATCCAAATATGAGAGGTGTATAATATGATAGATACTAAGAAAATTGAAAGTGCAGTAAGAGATATATTAGTAGCGTTAGGAGATGACCCAGACAGAGCAGGACTAAAAGAGACTCCTAAAAGAGTCGCTAAAATGTATCAAGAAGTATTTGAAGGTATGAACTATACAAACGAAGAAATAGCTGAGATGTTCGATAAATGTTTTTATGATGAGGGAGCAGATGATTTAGTAACTGTATCTAAAATACCTATATTTAGCTATTGTGAACATCATTTAGCTTTGATGTATAATATGACTGTCAGTGTTGGATATATACCAAACGGAAAGGTTATAGGACTTAGTAAAATTGCTAGAGTGGCAGACATGATAGCTAAGAGACTACAATTACAAGAACGTATTGGAGAAGATATTGCTGATATACTACAGATGATATTAGATACAGAAGATATAATTGTAGTAGTAGAAGGTGAACATAGTTGTATGACTGCGAGAGGAATTAAATCTCGTGGAGCTAAAACAAGAACTGCAACTATAAGAGGTAGATTTAAAACTAATATTGAATTGAGACAGGAAGCATATGAATTATTTAAATAAAAAAATTAAGTGGTCAGTTAGTAAACTGGCCACTTTTTATATACTATATATGTAATTAAAAAGGAGTTGATAACATGAGTTTTGATTTATACTTCGCAGGAGTGAGAGATATTGAAGCCGATGAAGCCATGATAGCAAGAGGAAGTTGTAGATTATATTCTCAACTACGTGATAGGAGTAGAGGAAAATTATGGTTACAACAAGCTAAAGAAAAACCAGGTACAAAAGTATTTGTAGATAGTGGAGCATACAGTGCTTGGTCAAGAGGTAAGAGTATTGATACAGATGAGTATATAAATTATTTAAATGAAAATACAAATGAGTTAACATTGTTTGCTAGTGTAGATAATATACCAGGAGAATTAACAAGAACACCAACACTAAAAGAGAAACAACAATCTCCATTATTATCGTGGGAAAATTATTTATATATGAGAGAGCGAGTAAAAGAACCCGACAAACTATTACCAGTATTTCATATGGGAGAAGATTTTAACCATCTGAGTAATATGTGTAATACAATATTAGATGGAAAACATATACCATATATAGGGTTAGGAGGAACAGTTGGAGTTAGACCAAGCTCAGTAAAGAGTAATTGGTATAAACAATGTTTTAAAGTAATAAAAGAGAGTGATAACCCAAATATAAAAACACACGCCTTTGGAATGACTAGTTTGGATATATTAGAGAATTATCCATTTACAAGCGCTGATAGTACTACATGGATAATGTTGGCAATTAATGGAAATATACTTACAAAATATGGTGTTGTAGGCTTATCCAATTCTGCTCAACACAGACCAAACCACATATTAAAATTACCAAAAGATGTACAGAAACAAGTGGAATCACAAATAGCTGAATGTAATTTGACATTAGAAGAATGTATGGAAAATACTAACTTGAGAACTGTTGTTAATGTTCACTATATACAAAACTGGGCAGATAAGTATAAATACAAAGGTAACAATAGGTTTCAAAAGAGATTATTTTAGGAGGTGAGCTGAGTGAGTTTTAACTTATATTTAGCAGGCAGTAAAGTAAATACTCAGAATGACATAATAATAAAAAGAGAATGTGATGTACTATTTTCACAAATAAATGACAGAAAAGCTATAATGAAGTTTTTAGAAGTAATGTCCAATAATAAGTTATTTATAGACTCGGGAGCATACAGTGCTTGGAGTAAAAATAAACATATAGACGTAGAAGATTATATAAAGTTTATAAATGATAATACAGACAAATTTACTTTGTTTGCAAGTGTAGATGACATCCCAGGTGAGTTAAAAAGAAAACCTACATTATTAGAGCAACGTGAATCACCTGAGAAGTCTTGGCACAATTATTTATATATGAGAGAACAAGTAAGAGACAAAGACAAATTATTACCAGTATTTCATATTGGAGAAGACTTTAGACATTTACAAAATATGTTAGATGCAACGTTTAATAATAAACATATTCCATATATAGGACTTGGTGGAACTGTTGGCTTGGCCAGCTCAGTAAAAGAAGACTGGTATAAACAATGTTTTAAGATTATACAACAAAGTAAGAATCCAAAAGTAAAAGTTCATGCGTTTGGGATGACTAACTTAGACATATTAGAAAATTATCCCTTTGAGAGTGCAGACAGTACAACGTGGTTAATGGCGGCAATAAATGGAGAGTTATGTACTAAATATGGTAGAATATGTGTATCTTCAAAAGTACAACACAAAACCAGCCATTATAATAAATTACCACAGTTAGTACAGAGACAAATAGATGAGCAGTGTATTTTATATGGAACATCAATAGAAGAATGTATGGAAAACCAAGAGAGTAGACAATTATACAATATAAATTACTTTAAAGATTGGGCAGATAACTATAAATACAAAGGTAATAACAGATATCAAAAAAGATTATTTTAGGAGGGAAAATTATGAAAGTAAATACAAGTATATTAAAAGATATGTTGAAAGCTGTAAGTGGATGTAAACCAAGTAAAATATTAGAAATAACTAATTACTATGAGTTAGATTTTAGTGTAGAAGGATTATCATTGAGAGCAACAGACGGTATAAACTTCATAACAATTAATCACCCAACAGAATGTGATGAGAACATGTCAGTTATAGTAAAAGCTGACCAATTTAGTAAATTAATTAATAAAACTACTAAAGATACAGTAGGACTTAAATTGACAGATAACTATTTAGAAGTAAAAGGTAATGGTAATTACAAAGTTGAAATAGTTAATGATGAAGTTTATCCAACTTTAGACATAGACGCTGATAAAGAATTTACTGTAACTTATACAACTTTAAGTAATGCAATAACTAGTGGCGCTAAAGCTAAGAGTAATGTACCAACAGATGGTGTATTATTTAGTTACTTAGTAAGAGATAGTGAGATAGTTACTGCTGATGCAATAAAAGTATATAGTACTGAGTTAGACGGTAAAGATTTAGAAGAAATAGAATTATTAATACCTCCAACTTTAGCAAACTTATTACAATCAATAGATGTTGAGAATATAAAATTTATGATAGATAAAGATTGTACGACATTGAGAGCATTAGGGCAAAATGTAACTATTACTGGAGCATTACAAGAGGGAGCAGATGAGTATCCCGATGTATTACCATTATTGAATAGTAATTATCCACATACTTGTGAAGTAGACGTTAAGCAAGTTCTTCAAGCATTAGATAGATTAGATTTATTTATAGGTATATACGATAAAGGTATTATAGATTTAGTATTTAGTGAAACTAATATGGTCATATCAACTTCTAGTAAGTCCCTAGAGGTGATTGAATATACTAAGCCGATAGATTTATCAGAGCCATTTATTATCAGTGTAAATAGCGCTTATATGAAGGATTTATTTAGTGCAGTAGATGAACCTAATGTAACTATAGAATTTGGTACAGAGGAAACACTTAAACTACAAACTAAAGATAGTATAATGTTGTTGGCAACTGCCGATGAAGAATAGGAGGTTTCATATGAAGTTGAATAAAATAGCCAAAATGGTCAGAGCTGAAAAGAGTAATGAAGTAGCACAACAGTTTGTGAATGACTTAATATATACAATAGAGAAGGAGAATGAGAGTGACTACATCCCAACTAGGTCTTATAAACCTAGTGGGATAGCTGGTTGTAAGAGAGGTCTATATTATCAGATGATAGGTGCTCAGCCAGATGAACAAAGTAGTGGTGTTAATTTAGTCGGTATATGTGAGAGTGGAACTGATAGACATGAGACAATACAAGATTATATACAACAAATGACAAAATACACTAATAATTGTAAATGGATTAATGTAGCTGAGTATTTACACTCACAAGGAACTACTGACCCTGAGGTGGTATCTCAAGAAGGAAATGAGACAAAGTTATTCAGTAAGAAATATAATATGAGATTTATGTGTGATGGCTTAGTCTTATATAAAGGAGCGTACTATATAATAGAGATTAAAACTGAGAGTACACATAAATATAACTCACACGATGAACCACATCAAGGTCACAAATTACAAGCAGCTTGTTATTCTATGTGTATAGGAGTACCGAAAGTAATATTCATCTATGAGAATAGAGATAATTGCAGTAAAAAAGGTTATTTATTTGAAGTACCAAAAGAAATGATTGAGAACATAGAAGATACTATACAGTATGTAGATGACTGTGTGAGATTAAATGTAGTACCTCCAAAAGAGCCAAAATGCACGTACTGTAAGTATAAAACTATCTGTGCTAAGGAGGATGCTCATGAACTATGGTAAGAAATTCGAGAATAACTTTAAGAAGGGAGTTGGTAAAGAATTAGTAAGATTATATGATACTACTAATGGATATGCAGGAGTAAAGAATCCTTGTGATTTTATTTACTACAGATACCCTTATCAGTACTTATTTGAGTTGAAAAGTGTAAAAGGTAGTAGATTTGATTTTAGTAATATAACAGACAATCAAAAGGAACAATTGGATTTTTACAGTCATATAAAAGGCTGTAATCCAATGATAGTAGTTGAGTTCAGAGATTATAAAGAAATATTTATGATACCATGGAGTACAATACGTAGAAAAATGGAGCAAGGTAAACAAAGTTTAACTATAGACGATTGTGCAATAATAGTTAGTGTTTGTAGACTACCGGTGGAATACCAAAGGATAAATTTTAAATTGGACAAGGAAACTTTTAACAGTAGAATATTCTTAATGGCTCAGTTGAAGGAGTGTGCGGATAATGAGTAAATTGGATATTATAAAAGAGTTCAATAAACAATGTGGTGATGTAGTTAATACCGCATTAACTATTAGTGAAAAATATACAAGTACATTGGATGATTGTATATATGAAGTTAAAGAACTACTACAAAATACCTCTACACTGAGTAATGATGACTTGGAGAAATATATAGCACTATTACCAGTGTTGATGTATGAACTAATAGACAAAATGCAAGTATTAGGAGTTAGAGTTGATGCAGCTAAGACTCAAAAGAAAACACGTTTTAACACTGCTTATATGCACAGTGATGAGAGTACAGTGGCAGCTAAAACAAGTGATGCTCAACTAATGGTGGAAGAAGAACAATTTATTGAAGACATATATATAAGAGTGTATAAACAATGTGAGAAGAAATTAGATATAGCTGATATGCTACACAGTAGCTTGAAGAAATTAATGAACTTAAGATTAAATGAGTTCAATGTAACAAGAAATAATATGATGGCCAATGGGAGGGATTATTAATGGCAAATAAAAAAGTAAAAGTGAGATTATTTGAAGGAGGTAAAGCTCCACAAAGTAAAAATGGTAATTGGTATGACTGTTATGTACGTACTGCGAGTGTAAATGGTGTAGAACCTACTGGTAATATAATAAGGTTCTCACCTGGAGATATAATAGTAGTCAATTTAGGATTTGCTATGGACATGGGAAAAGGCTACGAGGGATATATATTACCTCGTAGTAGTACCTTTAAACATACTGGCTTACTACTAACTAATAGCATGGGATTAGTAGATGATACGTACTGTGGAGATAATGATGAATGGTTAGCAATGTTTTATAGTACTAGATATGGAGCATTTAAAAAAGGTGATAGATTAGTTCAGATAAGTGTGAAAAAAAGTGTACCAGTAGATATGGATGAAGTTGAGATTTTAGGTAATGAAGACAGGGGAGGCTATGGAACAACTGGTAAATAAAACAAAGTGGGTGGTTAGTAAATCACCCACTTTTTCTATACTATATATGTAAGATGAATAAACTGTAAGGAGTGATAAGTATGAGTAAACCAATGGATATGGGAATTAAACAAGCTAAAATGACTATGAGTAAAGGAATAGGTGGTCCCTTTGGAGCTGCTATAGTAAATAGTAAAACTGGAGAAATAATTTGTGTAGATAGTAATCACGTATTAGGAGATAATGACCCAACTGCTCATGCTGAGATATGTGCTATAAGAACTGCGTGTAAGATATTAAATACATTCGATTTAACTGGATATACTTTATATGCCACTGGATATCCTTGTCCAATGTGTATGGCTGCGATAATATGGAGTAACTTAGATAAAGTGATATATGCAGGTGATGTAAAAGATGCTGAACAGATAGGATTCAGAGATGATTTTATATATGATTTTATAAAAGGTGATTGTAAGAACAATGAAGTGATATCAGTTGAGCATGACCCTAAATCTAGGGACAAAGTAAGAGAACTATACAAAGAATACCAAGAAACTAATAAGGAGATGTATTAATATGAGAGAGATTGATTTAAAGATGGCTGCATTGAATAAAAAATTTGGAGCAGATATAATACAACAAGGTACTGACATAATAGAGGTAGACAAGATACCTTTTAGTTCACCAATGGCAAATTACATGACCTACGGAGGAATACCAATTGGAAAAATAACTGAGTTCTTTGGAGGTGAAGGTGGAGGAAAAACAACATCTGCTCTTGATATTTGTGGTAATGCTCAAAAGAAATTTGCTGAAGTGTATTCTAAAAAAGTTGGTGAATTGATACAACAGATAGAACTATTACAACAAACTAATACAAAACAAGCTCAAAAGGAAATTACTAAGTTGAGTGCAGAATTAGATAAAGTACAAGAAAAAGGAGAAAAATTAGTACTATATATAGATACAGAACAAACTTTGGATACTGAATGGGCTAAGTTACTTGGAGTAGATACAGAGAAGATGATATTAGTAAGACCACAAGAACAGACTGCTGAACAGGTACTACAAATAATAATTGAATTAATATCAACTGGTAATGTAGGTTTATGTGTATTAGACAGTATACCATGTCTAGTTCCTCAACAAATATTTGATGAGAGCATGGAAAAGAAAGCGTATGGTGGTGTATCTCAACCACTGACTGTATTTTGTAGTAAAATTTTACCTCATCTAACAGTAAATCAATGTGCGTTCATAGGAATTAATCAAATACGTGAAGACTTAGGTAGTATGTTCAGTACTATAAGTACACCTGGAGGAAAGGGATGGAAACATGCTTGTAGTTTAAGAATCAGATTTAGAAAAGATACATTATTAGATGAGAACAATAAAGAGTTGAGTAGTAAAGCTGAAAATCCTGCCGGCAACAGAGTTGGCATGGAGATAATAAAAACTAAAGTATGCAAACCAAATAGAAGATTAGGATATTACACATTAAAATATTTAGAGGGTGTAGATACACTATACGATATGATTAATGTTTGTATGTTTTATAAAATAGTACAACAAGCAGGTTCTTGGTATAGAGTAATAGATGAGCAAGGTAATATAGTATTAGATAGAGAAGGGAATGAACTGAACTTCCAAGGTATGACTAGATTTATTAATTATCTACATGAACATGAAGACGTAGTGCATGAATTATTAACTAGACTAAATGAGGTGATGTTAGATGAGTAATAATGGAAATAAGTGCCAAGAAATTGTTATGAGATATAAAAACGGAGATAAGGAGGCGATAAATGAATTGCCTCAGTACATAGATAATATGGTATATTCTTTACTGAAACCATATAAATTATATAATGATAGAGATGAGATGTACCAAGTTGCATGGCAGTGTATAATGAAGTGTGTAGACCATTATGACCCTTCATATGGCACACTATTCACAACTTTTGCATATCCCTCAATAAAAAGAGAATTAAGACAGTACAGAAATAGAATAGACAAACATAATAGATATACTACAGATGGTGAACAAAATATATATAAGATATTATCTATAGATGGATACATACAACTTAAACATCATGGCCATATTAGATACACTTCATTAGAGAATTATTTAGAGAGTAAAGAAGATGTAGAGCTTAGTGCCTTAGTACGTGAGTTAAAAGAAATTATTAGAGAAGAATTGAAGAACGTGAAGAATGACAAACAACGTGCTATAATAGCAGATTATCTCTGTGGCATAAAAGGTACATACATAGCATATCAGTACAGTGTATCACCTGCTTATGTATCAAGAGTAGTAAAAGATTTTTTTAAAAAAGTTAAAGACCAAGTTAGCGAATAAGAGATACCTCCTATACTATATATAGGAGGTGTTTTTAATGAGTACGAGAAGTAAAAGTGATGAACAGGAACAATATGTAGCAAATTACTTAGAAGGAGAAGTGACACCAAATAGTGGAGCTGGCCACACTAAAAAAGGTGATGTATTAGTTGATACATTCTATCTAGTGGAATGTAAGACTAAAATGCAACCTGCAACACAATTTACAATAAAAAAGGAGTGGCTGACAAAACTACAACAACAATCATTAGCAATGCACAGACCTTATACTGCATTAGTATTTGACTTTGGAAAAGTGGGCGAAGAATATGCAGTGATACCTTTACAAGATTTAAAAGATTATATTGAGAGATTAAAGGAGGAGTTATAATGAGACAAAATACATTAAGGGCGATTTGTGATGAATGTGGTGGTGATGTAGTCTACCATACTAAAGATGATTTTGCACTAGATGTTTATAGTGATAACTATTTTATTTTAAAGGTAAAAGAACCAAGATTTGTATGTAGCAGATGTGGTAAGGAGTTTGATGAATTTATTACTTTATATAAGGAGGAATTATAATATGGAAGCTTTAGCTACAAAATATAGACCACGTACTTTTGAGGATGTGGTGTGCCAAGATAATATAAAAAAGGTATTAACTAACCAATTGGAAACTGGAGAAATAAAACAGGCTTACCTATTTTGTGGTAGTGCAGGAACAGGGAAAACTACCAGTGCTAGGATATTTGCAAGTGATGTAAATGGAGGTAAAGGTAAACCAATTGAAATAGATGGTGCCAGTAACAATGGTGTTGATAATATACGTAGTATAATTGATGATTGTAGAATGAAAAGTTTGGATAGTAAATACAAAGTATATATAATAGATGAAGTTCATATGTTGAGTATTGGAGCATTTAATGCTTTATTAAAAGTATTAGAAGAACCACCAAAAGGAGTTATATTCATACTATGTACTACTGACCCACATAAAATACCTGCGACTATATTGAGTAGACTACAAAGATTTGATTTTAAAAGAATACCTCAGTTTGAGATAGTAAATAGATTGAAATATATATTACAACAAGAGGGAAAAATAACTTATGACATAGAGGCATTGGAATATATAGCTAAGTTGGCCGACGGGGGAATGAGAGATGCCATAATGAAATTAGATACAGTACTTGGTTACACAACTAATATTACATTACAATCTGTATTAGATTGTTTGGGAATTACTAATTATGAACATCTATTAAAGATAGTACAAGGTATTATAAATAAACAAGCGGATGAGCCAATACAAATAATAGACAGTATATACAGAGACGGAAAAGATTTAAAATTATTTGTAAAAGATTTAAATAAGTTTGTACTAGACCTATGTAAGCTGAACATAACAAGAAATAAAGAACTAACAATGATACCAACTGACATAATGAGACAATGTATCCACATAGCAACTAATACTTCAAAATATGACTTAGTAGATATACTGGACGGAGTAAATAATTTATTGGACAAGATAAAATATGAGCAGAATCCTAAAAATTTGATTGAAAGCGAGTTGATAATCTTATGTCTAAAATAATTGGACAATGTAAATTACAAGCTAAGTTGAATGGTCAACCTATCCCCCACTTTTTTATATTGTGGGGTGATAGAGGAGCTGGAAAGTATTTGATGAGTAAACAAATAGCTAATAATAACCATTACAATTATGTATCAGTAGAGAATAATATAGAAGGTATTAGACAGTTAATAGAAGACTGTACTGCTATATCAACACCGACATTATTTTATATCAAGGGAGATGAGTTGTCTATACCAGCACAGAATGCGTTACTTAAATTAGCAGAAGAACCACCTAGTAAGGGATATATAATGATTGGAGTAAGAAACATAGATAACTTATTAGCTACAATACGTAGTAGAGCAAAACTATTAATAATGGACAATTACAGTGTACATGAGTTAAATGACATCTTTGATTTATATGACTTAGGAGAAGTACCTAGAGATATATTATGTAGAGTAGCCACAACACCTGGACAGATATTGGAATATGTTGATAAGGATTTTATTAATATGTATCAATACGCATTAAAGGTATACAACAATATATTGAAGGTCAGCACTGGCAATGCTTTTAAGATATGTAATCCAATAGGATTCAAAGAGAATGATGGCTATCCAGTGGAATTATTTTTAGAATTGTTTAAACAAGTAGTAATAGATGAGCAGAGACATAGCAGCTATGTAGATTATAAGATGATAGAATACACTAGCTCAGCTCTATGGGATTTAAGAATAAGAGGAGCAAATAAACCACTGATATTCGATATTTGGGTATTAAATATTAGAACTTTAAGGGGGAAATAATATGTTACCACTAAAAAATGATGCTAGAGATATTAAAAAATTTGCCAAACAATTTGCAGAGGCTTATAAAGATTGTTTTGCCTGGTATAGCGAGGAGAAATATGTCAGAGGATTTGCTACTAGACATTTTGAAACTATATGTGCTATCAATGAAGATGAGAACGGCATCAAGATAAGTAAGAAAAATAAAAAATTATTTGTAGAGGAGTTTAGCAAAATAACATTAAATAATATACTATATATGAAACAAGAGCACAACCAAAGGGAAAAACAAGATATCAAGAAACATGGAGTAAAGAGAAAAAAACAAAAGGGAGGAAAATAGTATGATAATATTTAATTTTATGTGTTTAATAGTAGCGATGAGCATAGTAGTTGATTGGATAACTCAAACAATAGGCGATAGAGATATTGACGGTATGAGCGCGATAGCAATTTCAATAGCGATATGGTATTTAGTTCAAATAGTAGGAGGAATAAAATTATGTTAGGTTTATTAGACTTACAAACACAAATAAGGGAAGGTAGTTTACTTCCCTTTTATGTTTTTACTGGAGAAGAAATAGAATTACAGAATATCTACTTAAAACAAATGGGTGATGTAATAAGAGTAGATAGAGTGGCAGACATCTATAACAAAATAACCAGTAAACTAATAAGTGGTAAATTTGCAGTATATGTAGTTAGAGATGATATGGATTTTATCAAGAGCGAGAAAACGTGGGGCAGTATAAGTGATAGAATTAGAAATGCAGTATTAGTAATACAAGTTACAACACCAAGCAAGTGTAAGAAGTTCCTAAAAGAATTAAATGATTGTGTAGTAGAATTCAATCATATGACTACAAAGCAATTATTAAATGTGGTCAATATGGACTGTAGTGTGAGTAATAAACAATATTTCATTGAAGCGTGTAATAATGACTTAAATACAATAAATAATTATCTTGATATATTCAAGAGAGCTGGAATAAAAGAGTTGAATAAAAAGATAGTAGATGAGTATATAGCAACAAAAGAAGATGTAACTGTATTCCAGTTAGCTGATGCAGTGATGAGAAAAGATGAGCAATTAACATTCAAGTTATTAGACCAATTACTAGAAGATAAGAATAATGTAATGGGTATTATATATGCCATATATTCTCAACTTCATAAATGTGTATTAGTAGAAGGATACAGAGGCGAGAAGAATATAAGCAAAGTAACTGGTATTAATAGTTGGATATGTAATAATATACTACGTGATAACCGTATAGAACCTCCTAAATTACTTACTGCTCTACGATTGGTACAGAAATATGATAAAGGGATTAAAACTGGTAAATATGACGGTGTAATAGCTTGTTATAGTTTAATAGTAGAAATTTTAAGTTGTTGTTAGTAAAATGTTAAATTTTTCTATACTATATACAAGGAGATGATAGTAATGAAAATAAACAAAGAATTTGAAATTACTACTGATAAAGATAAGAATTATGTATTAATTCAAACTTATAAGAGTAAAGTTGGAACATACGCAACAAAAGAGAGATATTATCCGACATTAGAGAAAGCGTTAGTTGATTGTTTAAGAATAGGCATCTTGGAAACTGAGTTAAAAGATTTAGAGACAGTATTGAAAACGTTAAATAAATTAGAAAAAGATATTAAAAAGAGTTTAAAGGAGGTAAAGTGGTATGAGAAGAAGATGTAAAAAATGTAACGGTGATGTAGAGTATTGTAAGATGGGCAGGGGTAGTTATAGTTTTATATTCTTCCTAATAGGGGGTTGTATGATGTGGATTCCAATAATAGGATGGATAGGTGCTCCAATATGTTTTATATTAGCTATATTAATGTTATTAGTACCAACACATTACTTTGTAAGATGTGTTAGATGTGGCGAAGTTACAAATATAACAAAAGAAGAATACGAGGAGGTAATGAGATAATGTTTGGAGAAAAAGATTTTAAAGTAACTTTAGTTAATAAAGATGAGGCGGCACAATTTATAAAGAAACATGGAGAATTTGCTTGTGTATGTTATGACACACCAAAAGAGCAGGCGGAAAAAGTAGGACTTCATTGTTTAAAGAGTGGACATTTAAGTGGTAGTAGACATCTATATTTTGTATTTGACTTACAAAGAGTTCCACGTTTTACAATTGACCAACTAGTAAGACATGAGGTAGGAGTAGTTAAAAATGTTCAATCTCTAAGATATGTGACAAAAGATAGACTGGATGTATACGCAGCTCCTGAGATAAGAAAAAACCCTCTACTAGTTAGAGACCATTTTTTAACAGAAGAATATGCAGCAACTTGTTATCAATTAACAATAGATAAGATGAGACAAGCAGGAGTTAATAAAGAACGTGCTAACGAGATAGCAAGGACTTTTATACCAATAGGAATTGCAAGTGCTTGTAGTTTTGCAGTAAATATAGAAGGTCTTATACATTTAGCAAATGTAAGATTATGCAATAGAGCTGAATTACCAATACACTATTTAGTACAACAGATGGTAAAAGAAGTAGTAGCAGTTGAGCCGAGATATAAAGAGTTATTAGTACCACAATGTAAGAAGTTAGGTTACTGTCCAGAGATGAAAGGATGTGGATTATATGAGCCGAAGAAAAAGTAAAACTGATAGAGAGTTAATAGCTGACTTGACAGATAGTACTCAACACTTTTGCAATAGTATATATGATGAAAAAACTAGAGGATGCAAAGATTGTCCTCTAGCTCAATATGAGACATCTGATTGTAGATTAGCGTATATGCAGTATATATTAGAAAAGAAAAATAAGGAGGGTAAAATAGATGAATAATACAACAGTTGCAAACTTAGCTACTATAGGTGGAATTACATTAGCTACTATAATAGCTGGATTTTCATTTCCAGTTAGTTTGGGAATTATTGGAGCAACAACAATAGGTTGTGCATATCTAACATATAAGGAGGGGAAATAAATGGATGAATATGACTATACTAATGAACAAATAGAAAGCAGGGTCTTAGCACCCTGCAATATTGAACGACTAAAAGAACATAGACAATGTGAATTTTGTCATTTATGTTTTGACTGCATTGTATATACGGATAGAAATAAAATAAATTTGTGCCAGTTCTTGGACAATTATTTAAAGGAGGAAAAATAATATGATTGAATTAATGGGTTGTTTATTAGGGTTAGCAGCAATACTTTGGTTAATAGTTATGGTATTATTATGTGTGGAGGATAAAGACGATGATAATTAAAGTATTAATATTTGGTGTTGTTGGTGAGTTATTATTAGGACTTATATATTTTTATGTAGTAACAAAGGGAGGTAAATAGTATGGAATATAAAATAGGTGATGTTGTTAAAATAAGAGAGGACTTACAAGTAGGGGAACGATATGGAGAGTGTAGTGTTATACCAGATATGCTAAAATTTAGAGGTGCCGTTGATAGTATAGAATATATAGATAGGGACGGTGATTATCATTTAGCTACTTATGATAACCCTTATGTATGGAATAAAGATATGTTAGAACCCGTAGAACAAGTGCAACAAGGTAAAATGGATAGATTAGATATATACCAATATATATTAAATGGCTTAGAGGAAACTTATAAAGCGAAAAATAATGACTATGGTAATAGTGTTGCTGATACTTATGAGAAGTTTGGTGATTTGTCCTTCTTAGTAAGAATTACAGATAAATATAATAGATTAATGACATTATGTAATCCAAACGCTCCTGAACAAAAGGTAAAAGATGAGAAGGTTGATGATACTATATTAGACTTAGCTAATTATTGTTTATTATGGCTAGTGGAAAAAGAATATAAAAACCAATAAGGAGAAGGTAAAGTGAATAAAACTAATTTTATTATAGCTGTTATTGATGAAGCTATAGGAATAGCGGAGTTAATGTGGGGTGACCCACTATTTGGTGGTATAATGATATTATTAGGATTTCTTTTAGTACTTATGGAGGTGTAAAGTATGGCACACGAAGTATATAAACGTTTAAATAAATTAACAATGGAACAATTAATAGAAGTAATGACAGCATTAGATAAACACAATGTCGAGTGTTCACTAAGAACACTAACAGTAAATAATGATACTGCACACGTAAAATTTATGTTAGTAGTTGATGATATAAACCTACTTACTGCTATATTAGATAACTTAGGATTATAGCAAATACAGTCCCACATAAAAAATGTGGGATTTTTTTTATTTTTTTTCAAAAAACACTTGATTAATTATATAAGTAGATGTATAATTATGTTAATAAAAGATAAGAAAAAGGGGTTGAGGTAAATGTTAGATATAAAATTTGGCAAGATGGAATTACTTCATAGTTATCAAAAGCATGGCCTTAACAAATCTAAGATATTAGAAGCATTAGAAACTGGCATCAAAGATGTAGTAACTGGTAAACAAAGCAACAAGTTAATATACACAATGAATTATACTACAATTGTATTAGACAAAGATAACAATTTCTTAACTGCTTACAAAACAAGTAAGCATCAATATAATACTAAAAAAATAAAAAGTTTAAATGGAGGTAAGTAATATGATGAAAAAATTAATGAGTTTAGGATTAGCTGGTATTTTAAGTGCAAGTTTATTAGTTGGATGTAGTAGTAATAACGACAGTAAAGATGATGACACAGTAACAATTAAATACGTTGATGAAAATGGCAACGTTAAAAGAGAAAAAGTAACTAAAGATGAAGCCAAACAAATAGAGAGAAAACAACAAACTACTGACACTACTAAAAAAGAACAAACTACAAAAGAACAACCTAAAGATGAAGACGACATGACAGATGATGAAATGCAAGAAAAAGGATTAATTAAGAAAAATGGTGGACATCTAGAAGATGAAGCTAAGAAACAAGAAAAAATACATGAACAAGAAGACCAAGAACAACAAGGTAAATATCCTATTAGTTATGATGAAGATGGTACTCAAATAAATGATGAAAATGGTAACTATACACCTGAATATGAACAAAAGAAACAAGAAGAATGGAATAGACATGAAAATTATGATGATGATGAAGATTATCCTAATAAGGACGTACATGATAGCTGTATAGACCCTGAAGATACAACTAATACAGACAACGATGTTGAAGAATCTCCAAGTGAAACTATAGAAAATAATTAAATAAGTACTTAGTAAATTGAGCATTATTTCTATACTATATATGTAAGATGATAAAGGAAATAACGGGAGGTACAATATGTTAAAAGTAAAAAGTAAATTAAAACCAATTAATGGAAAGGTTCAAGCGTTTGTAAAGATGAAAGTAACACCACATCAAGAACCATTAATATCTCAATATGAATTAGTAGCCCTACTAATGGGCTACAGAGATGTAGTCTTAAAGGACTACTCAGACTTCGCGGCAGTACAACATATTAAAGAGGCTGTAGATGCAATGGAAAAAGAACTAAATAGTAAGGAGGCTAAATAATGAAATATAAAGTATTAGTTAGAAATAAGAAGAATGGCATGAATTGTTTTATATATAGAAATGCTACAATAGAAGATTTAAAATACATATTACTAAGTTTGAGTAATTTAGATACAACTAAATATTTTATTGATATTAAAAATGAGGAGGAATAATATGATTGAAGTAAAAAGAACTAAAAACGGAACTGTAAAAACAAGAGTTAAAGGAGAAGTAGAAGATGTATTGGAGCAATTATTAAATGCCACAATAAGTATAATAATGACATTAGTAGAAAGGGGTAATTTAGATAAAGAGCATATAAATGATTTTATAGACGAATTTGCACAACAAGTAAAAAATAATTTAAATAATTAAGGAGGGCTATATATGATTAAAATAACAGTGGATACTAAAAATGGAGTACAAATAGTAAAAGAAGGTGCAATAGTAAGAGGTACATTAAAAGATTTATTATATGAATTAACTGCATTACAATCTTCATTGATTGATAGTATAGTAGAACAAAATAAAGAAAACTTACAACCAGGTGTTGATGAATTAACTGCTAAGTTTAATATGATAGACACAATAGCTCAAACAACAAAAGTAGCTATAGAGAGTAACCATAAATATACTAGTGATACATCAACTACAGTGCAACACATAAAACCATTACAAGAGGACTCAGAAGATGAGGCGGAAGAAATAACTGTAAATGATATTATAAAAGGAGGATTAGGAATAGATATGGATAACTTAACATGGGAAATGTATGCGATGAGTGTATTAATAGAAAAATGGTGGCC